GAGTTAAATGTTGTTGGCGATCTAGTATTAGCACCGTTGTCACCCATTTTAGCTGGTGCAACTTTCTCTAAACTAACGTTTTCCATCATACCCATGCCGCCTTCTTCATCATCAAATTCTGATGTGTCATCGTCTGCATAAGCGTCACCGCCTACGTCGCCGTCAACTGGTTCCATGTCAAATTCGTCGCCGCCCATGTCGTCGCCCATGTCGCCACCTTCTTGGTCGCCCATAAGCTCTTCAAACTCAGCCATTAATTCATCAAGTTTATCTTCAAGGTCAACTACACGATCTTCTAGATCTTCGTCGCCGAAATCGTCGTCGCCCATGTCGTCGCCCATGTCGTCGCCCATGTCGTCGTCGCCCATGTCGTCTTCTGGTTCTTCTTCGTCATCAAAGTCAGCGTCTTCGTCGTCATCACCTTCGTTCATGCCGCTTTCGTCAGTTTCGACGTTGCTCATTATATCTTCAGTAGCAGAACCAGAAGTATCGTCCATATCTTCTTCGATATCTTCTTCTTGCATAAGGTTTTCATAAATTTCGCGTGATTTCTCAACTACAATATTATGGAAAAGCTCGCGGGCTTTTTCGTTGTCATCGTTAATCACATATTCGATTAACTGTTCAAATTTCGATGTCATATTCTCTCCTTGGATAATGGCTCGTGCTGATATTTACTATTAACCAGCATTATTACTCTATTAGGGGTTGAAAATGACTAATTTATGTGGGTTTTGTTACATTTGAAATTAGTCTTCATGTAGAAGGCTACCCATTACGTACAAATCTTTTTTAAATGATTTAGTGAAACATTTGTTTCCCCAAAATAGTAATAGTAAAATTAGTTCCAGTTGTCTTTGTTATATACCGGAGGGGCAAGGGTTCTACCTTTGTTTGGTTGTGGTGGCATCGGTTGCGGCTGTTGTTGATATGCTGGTACTACAATACCTTGTGGCACCACAGATTCCGGAGGTATAGCTGGTTCTGGCGCAGCTGGTTTAGCTGGTTTAGGGGGAGGTGCAACAGGTCCAGGTGCCGGAGCAACTGGTTTTGGTTTAGGTATGCTATTATCAAAAGGTGGATATCCCAATTTCTTGAACACCGCATTAGCACGTTCCACCGCCTTGGACCAAGCCGGATCGCTATCTTTGCCGTGTTTCTGTTGTAGATCTTGTATTTCCTTAACCAGTCTCTTGATCTCTTCCGAATTTTTTGCATCTGTTGCTGTGGCGTTGTCAGATGATGTACCTGGTGCAGCGTCCGGAGTTTCCGACCCACGGGCATAATCAGCTATTTTTCCAACGCCTGACATGATAAGATCACCATTATTAAACACAAGGTCCAATGCAGCCAGGGCCGCGGCGTATTTTAAAAATCTCTTTGATTTTGCCGCCCACGATAAATTGGCTGGTAAACTATTTGGTTTTAATATATTTGCTGCAGGGTTAGATGCGGTGGGTCCTGTCGGTGGTTTGGGGGTACTAGTTGGACTTGAGGTGGGACTAGTAGTACTTGTGTTAGAACTTGTTAATCGTCGTTGTGCTTCTCTTTCTAGAGCTATAGCTTCGTTACTTCCTCTTGGGATCACTGTGCCGTCTTGTTTTACCCATGACCCATCTGCATTTTTAGTGTGACTTGTTATCGTACCGGTTGACGCGGTGTCCGTAACTTGAGATCCTTTAGGCACACCAAAAGTTTTCTCTAATTTCGACCCTTCTTGTTTTAATTCTTTAGCAAGAGCTTTGGCGTCAAGAGTTCTACCATTAGGACCGGAAAACATATTAGTATTAGGTAGTCTCGTCCAACCTGTGGCTACCTCAGTTCCGTCGGTCAGTCTTAATACGGGAGTTTTTCCCAGCGCATCAGCTACTTCGGCTTGTGGCCTTCTTTTAAATAGCCACCCAAAGTCGTCAGCAAGTTTCTCAACAGCCGGTGGTAGTCTTACTTCATTAAGCTGTGTTGTTTCATCTAAACGTTTTAATTTTGATACCAAAAGCGACATCTCGTCAGATTCAGATAAACTACGAGAGGTATTATGATTTTCTTTTACCGAATCCCAACCTTTTACCGCTCCCTTGGCCGCCCCTGTTAGTGCATCCAAACCATACTGGCCAGCTTGTTTTGCCATATTATAATGATGTTTGACTGTCGCCCCCAGAGCGTTTCCTACGTAAGAGCCGATTTTAGAGGCCACGGGCTCTTCTTCTTCGGGTTTAGCTGCTGCGGTTGCCGCCATATCAGCAGCAGTAAATGCGCCGATATCACCGCCCGCAACACCTTTGTCTGTTGTGTCTGTATTGGGTGTGCTTGTGTTAGTAGAAGCAGATCTCACTGCTCGGCTATCGGCGGAGGATGTATTGGTGGGTGGAGTCAGTCGGAATAGTTTAACCAGAGCATCCGCGTCTGTGGGCAGATTCATAGATTTTTTATAAGTTTGTATTGCGGCGAGGATGTCTTCTACTGGATTGCCACCACTATTGGGTATTTTAATTCCTTCTCTATCTAATGCAGTATGCAGTTCCTTAACTAGTTCACTTGCTGACATTTTGGTTACGTCACTGCCACTATTTGATGAATCGTCGGCCTGTTGAGCGTTCTTGTATTCTTGATATCTAGATTCTTTGTTTCTTTCCGCTGCCATGCGTTCTTTAAACTCTTTTTCCTCTTCCGGAGATAGGTCAGTGAGGTCTTCTAACAGTTTAAATTGTGTATGCAGTTTTTTTAGTAATTGATCCATTAAAATGCCCCTTCCTGTGTTTTTAGCCAGTTCTGATATCTAGCTTCTTTGGCTGGATCTGTATATTGAGCGGGCTTTGATGATGTTTTATTAGTTGTAGTTGGTGTTGTCGATACAGAGGGACCACTAGTGATGCCTGTACTGCCTGCGTCTGCTGCAATACCCACTGGATTTACCGAAGATCCTTCCGGGTAAATTTCATCAATAATATAGTTGATCAACTCCTCGGGTTTATCACCAAATGCTTGTTGCAGAGCTAATCCACCTGCCATACCGCCCAATAACCCCACTAACATACCGGGTATTCCTCCGAAGGGCGCACCAATTAATGCACCAAAGTATGCACCAACTACAAAAATACCAAATTCTGCTATTACTTTACTCCAAATTTTTGCTATAGCACTTTTATATCTAGACACTGCACCGGCATCATTGGGATCGGCTGGTTTTGGTAAATTTTTACTAGCATGATATGCTTCATAGATTATCATACCAGTATTAAGAACCCAGTTAGGTGTTTTGCCTATTTTAGCTGCAAAACCTTTCACCGCGTCCCACGCTCCTTCGTCCAACTGTTGGGCCTCGAATAGCACCGGATCAAGCATTAATTGTTGTTCCATCAAGGCCAATTCTTTTCTTAATGAATAAGAACTTTCATTAGTTTTTTCTTTATTGCCTGGTGCAAACGTATCTGGCGTATTTTTCTGTACCCATTCTTTTGCCTTGGGGCCAAAATCGCCGTTGAGGGCATCTTTATATGCTTGGTAGGCGTTTATTGCAATGCTCAACCCTTTGGCCGCAGGACCCCCGAAATTCAACACTCCTGCTAGGCCAGATGTAAATGCCTCCCAATAATCTCCTTTCTTGGCACGATTATACGCATCGTACCAGGCAGCGGCTGATGCAATAGGGCCTCCTACCATTTTTCCGGCAGTTCCAACTAGGGGACTTTTAGTAACGGCGCCTGCTACCCTTGCTAACCCACCCGCAGCTTGAGCACCCAGGGCACCTGCACTACCGGTTGATGACAATGCAATGGGCACTAATTTCTCCAATGCTGTGACCAATTCATCTAATTTTTTAGCATCTTCGGGGTTCTTTTGTGCTTCAGGTGCGGCTGCGCCGGGTTTCGCACGACTGGGATCAGCTAACAGCTTATTCATTACGGCTACAGTCTCTGGACCGGGATCGCCATCAACTGCTAGTGGAGGATTTGCTTGTTGGAATGCTCGTACGGCAGCAGCAGAATCCGGGCCAAAATTACTGTCCACACCCTTTGATCCGACAGAATATCCTAAATCTTCTAAGCCCTGTTGTATTTTACCAATATTATCGCCCAGCCAAGCACCATTACGTGGTGCAATTTCTTCTGTCAGATAATCTAATCTGTTTAGTATTGAGCGAATATCCATTTCGTGGTCCGTTTAGACTGCAGGTGCAGCAGGAGGTGCATATTGAGCTTTAATATCTTTCAATTTATTCTTAAATTCTAGTTCTCTAAGCTCATTCATCTTACGTAATTTACTTATTTGTTTTAACGTTAGTCGAGTTTTGCGAAGCTGGCCCATTTGAGGTTGCGAGTTATCGTTTTCAAGGTCTTGAAACCCTTCCGGACTGCGTTGGTAAATTTCGTTTAGGATCATAGTATATTATTTATCTATGCACCAGCAGTTTGTCCGGCAGGGCTACCCACGCTTCCGGCACCAAGATCACCACCAGGAGCTGCCGCAGGGCCTGCGCCGGTATCTACATCCGCGGAACCTAATTCTGTATCGGCTAAATCATTGCCCATGTCAATATCTGATTCCATACCGCCAGGAGTTACACCCACTGTACGTAAGTCTTGTCCGGATGCAAGATCTGTCTTGATAAGTTCGTGTTCTTCTTTCCACAGAGTTTCGTTTTCCATGATCTCTTCTTCGGTTAGACCTAAATACCGCTTTAACAAGAAACGTTTTGATAGATAAGGTAGTGGCTCAATAGCTGCAAATGTACTAACACGGGCAGTATCCAACTCCGACTGTCGATAGCTGGCAAAGTTTTGTGGTTGTGACAGTTTAATTGTAAAAATACTGCTGTCAATACTAAATCCACGCCAGTTTAAAAATAATTTAAACTCGTCGTCCAACTTCTGCATGATTAATTTTTGTAAACGTTCACAGTATTTGTTAAATCTAAATTCCTGTATCAATGCTGTGCCCACACGACCGTCATTCATGGGTGCCGAGCTGTCATCTGGACCTGTTGGTAGGTAACTACTGGGAACACGTAACCCACGTGCCATTTTATTATTAAAATACTTTAAATCATCGATCTCGCCTAGGTTTTGACCACCGGGCAGTACCTCGACAGAACTACCGCGCCCGTCCGACGTTTGAGGGAAGAAGTAATCTTCGTTTACACTCAGGGGATTGTAACTGGCATCCATCATATTAGCACCACCGCCGGTTACAGTGGGTATACGCCGTTGATGCATCTCATTTTTTACACGTTCCACAAAGGCCATAGCCATGTGACTGGGCATATTACCCACGTCAATCTTAAATAACCTACGTTCAGGAGCACGTTGTACACGATAAATCAGTACAGAGTCTTCTAATAGTGCTTTTTGTTTGTAAACTTTGTAGATGTTCTCTAAAATACTTTGTCCAAAGGGCCAAAAGTAATCTAAACCTTCATTTAAACTTAAATGCACCACGTGTTTAGCGTCAATACATGATTCATTCATAGCTTGAGTGAATCTACCGTTACCTACACCCCCACCGCCACCACCACCTGCACCACCGTTGGGTGCATTATAGTTACCGCCTGTGGTAACTGATCCAGTTGATCGACTTACATAATAATCTGACGTGGTTTTTGACGCCATACTCATGTTTTGGAAGTTAGGGTTAATGTCACGAATAATATATTGCTCGGGACGCTTGCCTTCACTTTCATTTACAATAATTCTAGCCACTTTGATCATGTCGATCCAGTACATTTCAAATGTTTCCGGATCTCGAACAAATACCTGATCGCCATACTTAATAGCGTTTCTAAACAGTTTAAACATTCGTTGATCTAGCTTGTTTAGCTTAACCCACTGCTGTAATTGCTTTTTAATAATTTCAATTTCATGGTCTGTGGGTTTATCGCCAAAATCTATATCAAATGGTGTACCATTATCACTGTTAGACTGTGTGCTAAACTCAGAAATAATGTCTAAACAAGCGTTGACTTCGGAATCGCAATCCATATTTTCATATTGATTGTACCGTTCCAGCCGGTTAGGGTGTCCCGAATACACTTCGGGTAATCGACTAGCATAGTTACGAAACGCAAATTCATTGCGTGTTCCACTTTCAAAGTCTGATCCAGGTCTATTATAGCCTGGTAATCCAAAATTATTTTTGCCCGATATCGGACTAAGTTGTCCCAGTTGATTTACATCAGCTAGTTTGAAATATTTTCTCCACGAACCGTTGCGTGAGTTACTGCTGTTTGAAGTTGCCATAGTTTATTATTTAGTTTTTTAACTCTGTAGTTGTAATAACCTGTCGGTCGTTCGCAAATAAGTGGTCATACCTCGAAGTAGCGTATCCATTCTTTCCATCTTCATTGCCATTAGTTGTTCCGCTTCTTCTGAACCTTCCCCGCCTGGACTTTGTACATCGATAGGTTTACCATCTGGCATGGGAATTACTGCCTCTGTGCCGTGTAGCATGGCCATAAATCCATCCATCGGCCCGCTTAAAATATCACCAACTGCTGCCCCTCTGATTCTAATTTGACCAGAAGCTATTTGTGCAGCATATTTGTCAGCTCTGTTAACACTATCCTGCATCCACTGTGGTCCACTGCCTCGTTTCACAACAGATCCTGCAACTGCACTGGTAGCTACTAGATTAGCATCCGCCTGTGATGATGTTGCAGAATTATATCCGAATTTGCTAGTCATTCCTGGTAAGTTTGTTTTCATAAACCAAGCTGTAACTTTAGCAGCTATTCTAGGATCGCCTGAAATTAAATCTGGATTTTGCACTAGTCTATCATCACCAAATAATGCCCTTGACGCCGCGGCATAATTACTTTTACCAGTAAGCTGAATAAATCCTCGCCCTCGGTACTTGTATCCATCACCGGGTGCAGAATTGCCATTAATTCCACCGTAAACAAGATTTGCAAAGGCTTCTGGATTCGATTTAATTTGATCTAATTCCGCATCTGTCTTGCCAGCAACTCGAGTAGTAAACGTTTGTCGTATGTAATCCGCTGATTGATTGGAATAATTAGTATTTTCCGCTACATTTTGTCCCATACTTTCTTTCATTACATTACCTAACGTGGCATTAATTAATTTGTCATCAGTAATACCCTGAGCTTGTAATTCCTGTTTAACTAGTCCTAAATTCTCCGATGCTTCACCTGCCACCGGCGTAACAGATCCTGATGGGGCACTGGTACCAGTTGAGCCGCTGGTGCCTCCGCCTCCGAGGCTTGATAGTAACTCGGAAATATTGATTCCTCCGAACATTCTAGATAGCTGCGCTGTCATACCGGTTAGCTTGTCCATTCCGGATACCATGGTAGGAACAGCATCATTAACTATTTTATCAACGTCTTGGTTTACATCTCGTTGAGCTTGGTTCATTTTCGCCATGTTTTTTGTCGAGGCGTCCATGGCGCCTTCTTTTTGTGCAGTCTGAGTTTTATATGCTTGTTCTCTTGCCTCGGTCATTTTGTCGGTGCTTATACCAGCTAGACGTACCGTATCTGAATATGATCCATATAGTTTATCAGAAAGTCCGGAGATGGCTAATTGTGCATGTGTCTTTGCTGACCTCTGTGCATCTTGTTGCATCAGTTTCATTATTTCAACGGAATCATTTAATCCCGATTGTATGGCCGCAGTTGCATTGGGGAAATTTTGTGCAAACTTTTGATATCCTGGATCATTTATAGCACCAGCCAATACTTTATTAAGATTATCAGCATGACCTTTTGCGTTTTCAGCAACAAACGCAATTATCTCTCGGTTACGTGACATTTCCTTCTTTGCTACCTCTGCATCAGGTCCGCCTTTTTCAATTCTAAGTTGTAGCTCTGCGTTTTTTGCTGCATATTGTTCTTGTGATAATGCATGTTCATTGGCTTTATTTTGTGCTTCTGCACTAATACCAGTTAATTTTGTAAGTCTATCCTGTTCATCTATGTATTCGGAAATACTTGCAGTTAATTCGGCTGTAGTTTGCTTCTTTCCTGAACCTGCTAATTGCTGAAATTTCATATATTGCGCGGTGCTGTTATTGATATCATCAACACTCATGCCCATATTTCTATATTCTCCTTCTAACCCTGACTCTCTGATAGATGTAGCTACATCAACAAATTGTTTTGCCCCGGCTTCTGCCGATCCTCCCAGGGCAGCAAATAGGGTGGAATTTTTTTTCATTATTGCGGTAAATTTGCCCATCTCCGACATGGTGTATCCAGCACCCTGTAGATTTGCAAATGTATCGGACATATTCATCACCAAACCAGAACTACTTAATTCCCTAAAGGCTTTGAATTGTGCGTCACCTGATTTTTGTATGGCTATTACAACCGAGCCAACCGCTTTTGCAAATGATTCTAACTCCCTTCCTGTTTTTTCACTGACGAAGAGGGGATTGTTTACAAAGACGCCTATCTTACTACTAATGGCCCGAACGACGTCACTGTATGCTGTTAGACCTTCGGCGCCGTCTGCTGATGATTGTATAGTTCGAGAAATAGATTGAGCTAACTGGGAACTGGCAGCTCTATTTCTATCTACGTAACTACCTGTTGCTAGTTCTGCATCTCTTATTGTTTTCGTAAGTTTTGCTAACTCCTGCGCTTCCGCATCGGTTAGTCTGGATTGATTCAGCAATTCGTCGCGTCTGCGTTGTGCTTGGTCGTCGGTCATTTCTTATAGTGTTAATTGTGAATTCGTAACATTCTAGTTGCTACATCATTTTGTTTTTGCATGATGTTTATCATTAAATCTAATTTATCTAATTCTTCTTCGTAATGTTTGGCCTGTGATGCTGATCCACCGCCAGATACTCTCGCCGGTACAGTTTTTCCACTGGGTAAAGTAATTCGAGATTCAGCATCACCTAGTGACTTTTCATATCCACCTGACGGCCCACTTAAAATATCCCCCATCGCTGCTTTTGGTATCTCAGCATGAAAATGTCCACCGGTTGCCGCAGCACTAGGGTTGTTATATTCGTCTTGAACTATAGTGGCACCCCAGCTTCTCAACATAGACTCAAGTTTTTGGCCTTCTTCCCTACTTGGCTTACTGGTTACTCCAAAATCTACTGCCAGGCCTTGTGTATGGCCACTATTCGGTGTTTTTTCATTATGAAACTTATCATTAAATCCGGAGAAGTGAGAAAATCCCGGAAACTCTTTTTGTATTTTATGTGCCAATTCGATAAGTCTTGGGTCAATCACCTTACCTGTTTGCTGCACATCACCCTCGTGCATTTTAAACCCTAGTGCTTTGAGTTCAGCTTGAGAAAAAGGTTTTGGTGGCCCACCTGGGCTAAGTGATGCACCCGAGGTAGGTGCGGCACTAGATGCTGCCGAGTTACCGGTTATTGAATCAATTATACTTCTAAATCCGTTGGATAAATCTGCAGATTTAGTGGCTATTTCAAGCAGACCTTTTGATAATAACGGCACGCCGGTATGGATAGCCTGCTGTAAATTTATTGAAGTTTCTCTTTCTTTCTGCAACATGTCAGTATACAGCTTGGTAGTTTTATCTTCACCAGCCATTTGCGCTTGTTGTTTTAACAAAGCCATTTCTTCTGCTTTGGTATAATCGGTGGTGGCACGAGCCGCACTTTTTAATTTTTCAGCATAACTAACATCAAAGGTTTGGTTGGCTCTGCCTGCTATCGCTAGTTGAGCATTGTCCTTGACAAATTTGGCATCTGCGGCATGGAACGCATTTAATGCTTCCCCAGGTTTCATTTGCGATAGTTTGGTATTTAAATCGCCATACATTAACGAAGCACCCTGGGCTGCTTTGGTTGTTACATTACCCGATAGGTACATTGACATTGATGCTAGAGCTTTTGGACCTTGTGTTTTTGCATCCATTAACAACGCATCTTCATTTGCCAGTCGTCTTTTTAAATTTTCTCGGGTGGCTTCATCCTTGGCATTGGCTATTTGTTCTTCTAATAAAAATCTATGAGCAGAATATTGTTCTGTCGCCATAGCCTGATCTCGAACGGCCTGTTGTTCATCTGCAGACAACCCGGTCATTTTTGTTAGTTTGTCCTGCTCCAACATATATGCTTGTGCGGCTCTAGCTGATTCCGCAGCATCTTGCTGCATAATGTGCCCGCTTTGCTGTTGGTATTTTACATAATTTAATATACCTGCATTAATCTCAGGTATACTCTTGCCCATGCGGACAAATTCATCCTGTACCCCAGATGTTTTAATGGACTTGGATATTTGTGCAAATTGTTCTATCCCTGCTTCCGCACCACCTCCTAGGCCAGCTAAAACAGCAGAATTAGCCTGTAATAATTTAGCACCTTCCCCCATGTCCTTGAATGTATAGGAAAGGTCGGTTAAATTCCTGAAGGCACTATCCATACTGGACGCTAAACCATTTCGACTTAGATCTTGATAGTTTTTAAATTCAGCATCAGCTTGTTTAGCTACTTGATTTTCTGCGGCTGCAGCCGCATTGGCAAGCCCACTGACGGCGCCACCAAATACCTTACCTAAAAGTGGAATACCTGATATTAAGTCACTGCCCAATCTAGCAGCGTCTTTTACCTGTCGATTATATAGTGTAGCACCCGTTTGGCCATCGGCCATCTTACTTACTAAATCAGCTGCAGAAGAAACTATGCCGTCGCCGGCTCGACCTACGGAACTGGTAAATCCACCGAGTGTCCGTCTCGCCGCTTCTATTTGCTCTTGGATTCCCATGATTATATTCTCTGACTTTCTAGCGGGGTTATTTGTAGGCTCATAAGTAATATTTATACAAGGAAAAATCCATGAATCCACATAATCCACTGAGTCAATATTTTCGACAACCCGCAATTTATATTAAATTACCCAGCAAAGGACAATATTACCCCCCTGGCGCTCTTGAGATGCCGGCTAATGGCGAAGTGCCGGTGCTGCCCATGACAGCTATTGATGAAATCACCTACCGAACACCGGATGCGTTGTTCAGTGGACAAGCAGTTGTCAATGTTATACAAAGTTGTATTCCCGCCATTAAGAATGCCTGGGCTATCCCATCTATTGATATAGACACCATATTAGTTTCCATAAGAATCGCCAGCTACGGCCATGATCTAAGTTTTGCCACTGTATGCCCGGCATGTACCAACACAGATGATTATGGTGTTGATTTAAGAACTGTACTTGAACGTATCAAATCTCCAGATTATACTCAGCCAATTCGTCAGGGAGATATTGAAATTTACTTTAGGCCCATGACTTATAAAAACCTTTCGGATAACAATAAGGTTCAGTTTGACGAACAACGTATTTTTCAATCTTTAAATAATACTACCGAAGAAGCCGACGCTGCTCAGGTAACAGCCATGGGACAGGCTCTTAAAAGAATGACGGAGATCACAGTTTCAGCACTGAGTCAAAGTATCATGACTATTAAAACTCCCACTGCCCTGGTAACAGAACCCGAGTACATAGCCGAATTTATGAAAAATTGTGACAGCGGATTGTTCAATCGCATTCAGACTTATGTAGTCGATCATAAATCCGAGGCGGAGATGAAGCCTGTCTTGATCAAATGCGCCAACTGCTCCAATGAATATCAACAGGCCATTACCCTGGACATGACAAATTTTTTCGGGCGCGCCTCCTAACCTTAGATAAGGATAGTATTTCTAAATATATTGATGGCATGGATGGTGAAATCAATGAAATTAGAAAGGAGGCGATGAAAATGGCTTGGTATATGCGTGGAGGGATCTCCTATGAACAGGTACTGCAATTAAGTGTAGCTGAGCGTAAAATCATAGGAGATATTGTTTCCGAAAATATGGAAACAACTCAGAAATCTGGATTACCATTTTTTTAAATCAAGGAAATAAAATGTTTAAATTCAATACAACAAGTGTGCAGGAAAGAATTCCCCGTAGTTTAGCCAAGGTTATTACTTGGCGTATCTTAGTAACCATCACTAACTTCTTTGGTGGCTGGCTTGCTAGTGGTAATCCATGGGTCGGCTTAGGTGTTGTCAGTTTTGCTCTAGTGGTAAACAGTATCGTTTACTTCTTTCACGAACGTGTTTGGAATGCTAGTGATTATGGTAGAACTATTAAAGATTAGCTACGCTAATCCAAGACTCGCATACTGCTCGTCTTATTATTTAGAGCAGTTGTAGTTAGACACTATTCATCTAGAACTAAGTCATAATTCACCGTAAGCACGGTGAAAAAAAATGACATCTTCATCTGAGTCTGTAGCCATTCTATTATAAAGAGATTGTAATTAAACACGGAGGCGGTTGACCTGTACCCCCTACTCTAGCTTCACATGTCAACGGAACCCTAGTAACCCGATAATAAATCCAAGTCCTATAAGCATGGGTCGTATCTGTTTCACGTTGCCCAAACCATTTGTTGCCTTAAGTTAGCTTTTGCCTTTGACACCCGAGTAGGCTTGCGCCTCTTCTATCCGAATTGGGTTTCTCACCAATCCTCAACGGGGGTCGAGCCGCCTCGACCAAACATTGTCAGTATAGATGCCTTACAGTGATGCCTTACCAGATTTTGTTTTTTATGTGACTACCATGTACACGAACTTGTATATGTCCGTTATAGTAGTCATCACTTTCCAATACACGATGATTAAATTGTTCACGAGCTTCTATGTAGCTACATTCCGATTTGGATCGGCAGTAGAATAATATTTCTCTCGTAAAATTTTCGATGCCTAACTGTTCGATGTCTTTGTTTAATTCTATGTTGCTGCCGTAGTATTGTTGCCAGTCTGAATCTATTTTGCTTTTGATTTTCTTGCGCTTTTTGTTGCCGTTCTTAAGTTTTACTATTTTATATGTTGTTTTACTAAATTTTGATAATTTTTTTCCGATATAACGCCTGCCGGATAATTTATTTGTGATGATATAAACAAATCCGACACAGTCTTCTGGTAGTTGTTCAACATGAGTGTTTTCAAAAAGCCATGGCATGGACTAGTAGTTATCCAGCCCCCACCTGTAGTCTTAATTTTCTTCATGTCATCTCCACATCGGTATTGTATGATGTGAAGCCTCCCTCCTTAATTACTTTAAGTATGTTTTCCACTCGTCCGGCTAACTCGTCTCTATGTGATACTAACCAAATAGATTTATGTCGTTCACGTGACATTTGTTTGAGCAATGCCAATGCAGATTCAACACCTTGTGTATCCAGTCCGTTGTCAATCATCTCATCAATAAACAATACATTAATGGGAGTGTATAAAGATTCAAAAACATCACGAAATGCCCAGCTCATACTGAGAATAAGCCTGTTGCGTTCACCACGTGACAAGTTATCAAAGTCTAGTTCACGGCCCAGTTCTTCAATGTTTACTGATAGATCATTTTGAAACACCACAGTATGTGGTAAACCAATACGATCCAGGTAATGAGTTAGTCTTGTGTTAAGATAGCTTAGATTTTGTTCAATAATCTTCTTCCGTATAAAACTATCTTTACTTGTAAGTAGTTTTAATAAAAAGTCTTGATGTTCTTGAAGTCTTGTTAGATCGTTAAGTGCATCGTACGTAATTTCTTCCAGGGCCTGTGTCTGCATCTCCAGGATTTGTTCACCATAAGGATCAACTTCCGCACGTTTGTTTGATAGTTGAGCTTGCAATCCAGCAATGGTAGCACGATGTTGGATAGCATCTTCCTCTTTATCATAGAACATAGTGGGAGGCTTACCCAGCACACCCAGATCGTGTTGAGTTGACACTAATTCGGTCAATAAACTATTATATTCTGTATTTGCCTGCTGGGTTGTCACTAACTCCTGTTGTTTTGTCTCCAGGACCTGTTGATGTTTGCTATCATGAAATGGTTGCCCACAAGTATGACACTCGTGATTTCCCAAAGTTTCAATTTCCTTGGTTAATTTGCCAATAGATTTTTCTTCTCGGGAAATATCCAGCTTGACCCTGCTGATCTGTGTAGTTAATTCATTTATATCTTTACGCCGCTGATCCCAAATGGTATGATCTTTGTGCGCTTGTATTTCCAAATCAATATCAATTTCCTGCAGAGATCCGATCGCAGATTCCAGTTTTGTGATATCTTCTGTGTTTTTTGTGGTCCAGATATTTTGTCTGCGCTTTAATGCAGAAATCTGTTCTTCTATACGCTTGTTGGCATCTTGTACCGCACGTATTCTAAATTCTTCCTGTTGAATAGAATCCTTTGTTTCACGACCACGCTCTTTAATACGATCTGCACGTTCACTAAGTAAAGTTATACCCAGTAATTGTTCGATAATAGTACGTTGATCGTTGGCTTTCAGTGATAGAAACGGTTCGGTGTATGTGTTAAGTGCCATGATATGTTTAAACATGTCATGACTCATACCCAGGATGTGTTCAATAGCGTGTTGTGTCTCTCTACTGTCGCCTTGTGCGTTATCTTGTACGACAGTTTCCTTATCATCAACATAAAACTTTAGGATATTGGGTTTACGCCCACGTTCAATACGATAATGTTGGTTGCCTATGACAAAATCCAAGGACACCAACATATTTTTACCGTTAGTTTTGTTGACTAGGTTGTCACGACGAATATTACTCAGTGCTTGACCGTATAGTGCATAGCTTAATGCATTGATAATGGTGGTTTTGCCTGTTCCATTACGGGAACCGTCGCCGCCTAGGTCTAAATTCTCTCCCAGTACCAGTGTTAGATCTTGTCGATCAAAATTAATCGCTTGTGTAGCATTTCCCACACTCATGAAGTTTTTTACTGACAGATTTTTTATTTGTATCATAAGCTCTGGTAAATTTTCAACAATAACTTGGGGTCATAAAATTCAGATTCAATATTAGTGATCTGATCTGTAACAATTTGATCCACTGATTCGAATTTTATGTCGCCCGGTGCTAAATCTGTGTCAACAGATGAGTGCTTAACAGGTATTAGTGCCATCTCCCTAAGGTTATAGTCTCTAATAAATGTTTCTTTAATGTAATTTGCTTCTTCATAGCTAATACCAATATCTAATTCTACTCGAACGTGCATATTGGGTTGAAAAATAGTTGCGGCATTGTCAATTGCATCGCTTAATTTAACCACACGGTACAAAGGCTGGTGGGGCCAAGAAAAATATTGATCTGCTTTGCCCCATTCCTTCACCATCATACCACGAGCACCGTCACCTGCATCGGCAAAGTTATGCGGGAAGCAATTTCCAATGTATGTGACGTTTTCTTTCTGTTGCCGCATATGAAAGTGACCGCTGTAAACGCTTTCAAAGCCTTTGAAGTGATCTACTTTAATCTCTCCATGGTCCGGCATCTCCACGTTAGCGTTCATCTTAAAATGTGGCAGTTCAAAGTGGCCAAACATGTACTGCCCACTTAGTTTATGAATTTTTTTATGATCATCACCCACTAACCAAGGGGCAATAGTAACATTGCCGTCAGTAAACCAATCGTTTACAATAATAATGTTGGGAATATGTTTAGCCCACTCTGCACCATGTATATCACGCTTGTCACGATAATATAAATCATGGTTGCCGGGAATAAAATAGAACCGATCAAATGCTTTTGATAACTTTTCCAATGCCCTGACACTAAACTGTAGTGTTTGTAAGTTGATAGAAGCACGATGGTTATGCCAGTCGCCAAGAAACATTCCAGTTTCGCAACCTTCTTCTTTAGCTTTGCCAATAAACCAGTCAACGAACGCTTCACAATCGCGGTTATGGACCAAGCTGTTAGATTTTAACCCCCAATGCATATCGGTACAAACTGCTACTTTCTTAAATAGATTTGTCATATAGTCAAGTATAAACTTTTAGTTGCGGCGATACAACTAAAACGGCTAATCCTGATTATATTCGTCTACCGAAATATTAATTACAGGGCCGTGTGCATGTGCTTCTCGTCTACCGGAATTTTGTCTAGTCCAGCTGGGAGTTAGACCATTTTGTTCCAATAGATCATCACGAATGTTTTGATTTTTCTTTTCACTGTTCAACACGTGAGTAAATGAATTCGTAATGGCTGCGGTATAGTATGCAAAAGGGTTTTGCGATTTTGACTCGTCAAATCGTAATCCAATTTGTGACAATTGTACTAATGCTGACCCGCGCATTTCTTCATTGTATGTATATCCACGCCAGTTAGATCTAGTTGCGTATCGCTCACAAAGTTTGATATACATTGTGGCCAAGGTACGTGTCACTGTGCCGTGATCTTTACAGAACTCACCAGTATCTAAGTCGCCTTTCCAGTGACTTTTGCCCACTATATAAGGTTGTTTTTTATCATCTAGTCTATAGTGATAAAAAGGAGGAAAAGGCAAGCGTAAATATTTTACTATAGCTTCTTCGTCTGCTTCGCCTGTAACTACCAAGTCCAATAGAGAATCGTCTTCGATTAATTCTAAGTCAAAAATATCTTCAATTTTTTTCTTTTTAGTAGCACTTTTTGGTATTTTTTTAGGTGCTGCTGGTATATGTTCCCAAGATGTCACTCTAAATACTAGGTCTGTGTTGGGGATTTTCTTTTGATCTATGACCACGCCAGTTTCTTTTTTAATACGATCTGAACGATTACGCCTAGCTTCTGCAACGGTGCGTTGATTAATTTTGGCTAAACTGGGTAAAATAATATCATATTGGTGATCGTTTTTGGGATCTTTAAAAGAACAATATGTATTTTTGCTTAGGTGTATCTGCTTTAACAGATCTCGGTTATTGAGATAAATGACTTTTTTTTGGGGTATTGGTGTTGGTGATGTGCTCACTAAAATGTCTCCTGGACGATTATTTAGTATAGCATAAGTCAATTAATTGTCAACCTTTTTATATAATATTGGTATATTATTCAAGGCATAAATATTAATATAGGAAAACATTAATATGGCCACACAGATATTTGACGATGGGTCTACTCTCACTACAACAGATACGACTGAAGTATCAATCGCTAGTATTGTTGCGACACCTGCACCTGTTGACCCTGCGGTTGATCCCGAGGTTGATCCTAGGCTTCGGGAGTATCTACGCACCCCGGCCAATCAAATTAACCGATCTGCTGATCCATCATTTTTTGATTCACTTGGTGCTGCTGTGCAGACCGGGGCATCGGCCTTGGGTGGCGCAATAACAGCGGGCCTGGGTGCTGTGGATAGCTTGGTGAATAGCCCCCTGGGCAGTCTAATTCAGCAGGGAATTATTAACGCACGTGGCCAACCTGCTAGAGCTACACAGATAAGTAACACGGCTAGTAATAGTGACTGGCGTGTACGATTAAGCCTGGCCGAGAACGCAAATTATCTGTATAATGATAATTCTGCCCCTAACGGTATATTGCAACCCCTGCAAGCAACCGGAGGTGTTATATTTCCATATACCCCCAAGATTGATATGTCGTATAAGGCAAATTATGCGCCATACAATCCCACGCATTCTAATTACCGTGGTTACTTTTATACAAATAGCCAGGTAAATGATATTACTATAACTGGAAAATTTACCGCACAGGATACTGTACAGGCAAATTATCTATTGGCGGTAATACATTTTTTACGATCAGCAACCAAAATGTTTTATGGGCAGGATCCTCAACGTGGATCTCCTCCGCCGCTATTATTCTTATCAGGATTAGGGCAATATCAGTTTAATGACCATCCTTGTTTGTTGACTAGTTTTACATATAACTTACCCGAAGACGTTGATTATATTCGTGCCCAGGTTGTTAATCAGGCAAATCTTAACCTAACAGCACAAAATATAGTTAAGCAAGCCGTACCGGTTATTGGTGCGGCTGCATCGTTACTAAGGTTATCCAATGCACATACATCTAAAGGTGCGCAGCCAGTAATACCATTTGGTACAGGTATACCAGCTTCGTTACCCAGTTTAGCACAAGGGTCACCTACCTATGTGCCCACAAAAATGGATATTAGTATTACGCTATTACCAGTCAACACTCGGCAACAAGTTAGTCAACAGTTTAGTTTGCAAAATTATGCTAATGGTAATGGTCTTAAAGCAGGATTCTGGTAATGACAGCAACTTATAATCAAAATAGCCCTTATTATTTGACTCAATATAGTCAATACTTTTTGGATGTCATGGTCAATCGCCCTATCCCAAAGTTACCCGATGACCAATATTTCACAATAAATTCAACTTATCAGTATCGCCCGGATCTGTTGTCATTTGACCTATATGATGACAGTAATCTATGGTGGGTATTTTACCAGAGAAATCCCAACGCACTCAACAAGCCGCCCTTGGATTTTATATCTGGTACACAAATCTATCTACCAAATATTAACACATTAAGATCGGCGTTGGGAATTTGATATGGGAACACTATTCGCACCTAGACAAAATATTAACTGGACTCCGGAACAGTTAGCTGAGCAGAGAGCCCAGACTGACGCTGCCAATGAGCGTCGAACAGTCAGTCTAGCACAAAGCCAAAGCACTTCCCCTGGTCCATCAACCGGGGCAGTACCGTATACCGCACCAGCACCAGCTGTTACTATAGAAAATGGTGTAAGAACCACTAGCTATAACATTCAAGATTTGCAGCTTAACGCCAAAGTGGAAGCCTATACCGCAGCAAGAGCCCAGGGAAAATCAGAAGAAGAAGCTGAAAATATAGGCTCCACCGCAGGTCTTAATGCAGGTGATTCCGCACTTAGGGGAGTATATACAGATTACGAAGCAAGGACTGGTGCCAGCTCACCTGGGGTAGGTTCAGACACCGATGACAATAGTAATGGCATCAATACTCTATCAGGAACAAATGCCGGTTTAAATTCTTCTACCCAGCCCTCAGGTGGCATTAAACCACAACCCAATGTGCTGGATAATTTTGCTAGTTATACATATAATATTGGTTGGTATCTTTTAACTTTACCACAAGCGACTACGGTCATGACTAGTTCTAAGATAAACACTAGTCAATGGTCTTTATTAGTGCAGAGTGGTGGCGCACCAGCATCACAGCAAGGATCATCACAAACGGGAACTGCGGGACTGGCAATACCTAGCCTTTCCAACTTAATCTCAGATACATTAACCAAAGGTGGTACTGCCACTAGATCTTCGGGGGGAAGAAATCAATTCTTCCCACTGGACTATTATATAGATAATTTAGAAATAACAGCAGTGATCGCAGGGGAGGCACAAGGAACTATTTCTTCTATAAATTTTCGAGTAACTGAACCTAATGGATTAACTTTACTACCTAATCTTAATAGTGCAGTAAGACAAGCGTATAAAAATACCACCTCAACTCCCAGGGAGGCTCATTATTGTTTAGTTATAAAATTTTACGGTTGGGATATTAATGGTAATTTAATAACTGATCCAACTAGTAGTCGAGGAGTACCGGGTGCCACACCATCTGGGTCAAATGCGGCAGTTGTAAGATATTATCCATTCCAAATTACAAAATTTGATTTTAAACTAGCCAGTAAGCAAGTAGAGTATTCAATCGAAGGAGTCGCGTCCCCTTTTAAATATGCCACATCCACTGCATTTGGTAGCGTACCTTATAACATAGAACTCACAGGTGAAACGGTGAAACAAGTATTGGTGGGTAATGGTACTACCAGCACAGTTCCGCTTGATTCCAAGGGAAAACCGATAGGCGCAGGAAGAGAAGCAACCAACAAGGATACCGCGGGAACAACTGATACTACTAAAGATGTCAATACCCCTATCACTAATGCCGAAATACAGGCATTGTCAGTGCAGGCAACAAATAACGGCAATGTTGCTATATAAGGACTAATCATGGCAGCGACAACAACAGTACTTCCTACAGTTAACATAGGTGACTTTCAGACTGCGGATCGATTGGCTACTCAGGCTGCACCAAACGTTAGACCCTCTGACTTAATGAGCGAAGGTGACTTTCAGAGTGCGGATAGATTGGCTACGCAGACCGCGACTGCTAGACAGCCAGCAGGAACACCCAATACTTCAAACACCACCGCTGCTCCGGCCAAGGCAGACGCTGCACCCAAGGGTGGCGCGGCAGTTTCGTACGTTGGGTTATGTGATGCAATGAATTCTTACGAAAAAAGTCTAGTTAAAGCTGGCGTAGTTGAGTTTGCCAATCAATATGATATACAATTTGTTCCTGCAAATAAATTAGCCAGTGCAAAAGTAGCACCAAAAGGTCCGACCGAGCTAGCCGCTAAATCTATGGCAAACTCAAACACCGCCGCCGCCAAGGTTGATTCAAGTAAAACTGCTGTTGACATGACATCACAAAGATTTACCTTGGTTGCGGGTGCGCAGATCATTCAGTTTATTAGTATGGTTTTACAAAATAGTACTTATATTACTAATCAACTAAAAGCAGTACAAGATCCTACTAAAGCGGACAAACAAGCTACCCCACAATCGCCTACTACTAAAACAACCGATTGGTTTAGAATTTCTGTTAGTGCAGTCCCGATAGGCACCACAAAAGATAAAAAAAGAAATGATTACCCTTATAAAATAACCTATCTTGTAACCACATATGCCATTAATCAAATGCAAAGTCAGTATTTCAATGATGCAAAATTTAGGGGCATACATAAATCATATAATTATTGGTTCACCGGCCAGAATACGCAAGTATTAAGATATGAACAGAGTTATAATACTCAATTCTTTTATGTAATGGGTAGTCGTAGCAAATTACAAGGTCCTCAAAATTCTACACAAACAGATGATATAGCGAAGATTATCGCCAAACCGCTGGGTGATCCGGCTAACATTCCGTCACAGCCTAACGCATCTATCCAAGGGTCAACCAATGACGCCAATACACCAACAGCTACGGCTGCTGATTACCTGTATAGCATGGCAGATCAAGGTGTAGTTAAAATACAAATTGTTGGAGACCCGGCTTGGTTGTTACAGGGAGAAGTGAAAGGAATAACTGCTAACAGCGTTAACTTTAATGGATTTTATCCTGATGGTAGCGTATGTTACGAAACACAAGAGGTAGTGTTTGCCATTAATTTTAATGCTCCGGCAGATTACAATAGTGCATCGGGATCAGGTGGACCCGCCGGTGGCACTGGATTGATGGATACTATATCACGGTCTTCTCCGATTAATAGTGCCAGAGGATCGACACAGGCCAGTGCCGCATATAGAGCAACCACCATAAAAAGTACGTTTAGTAAAGGAAGTTTTACCCAAGAATTAGAAGGAACTGCACTTACTAATTTAAATGCCAAACAAATAGCTGATGCAAGTAATGGTAGATCAGTCAAAGGGTCTGCCGGCGGCAATGGCGCAGTACGTTCCGATCCCAATGGCATTGCATCAGACTCAGACGCACCGGAATTGGCGAGCGGAGCATCACCCAAATCGGTGGCTGATCAGGTTAATGATTTTGAGAGTGGACTTCCACCGGATACGTCAGCAGCACAATCTAATGATGTATCTATAGCATCAACCCGGCTGTCAAACCCTCCGGGGCCAACTACGTCTAACGGTATAGATGTGACAGATCGTGATCCTATAGTAACTACTTCTACTCCGGGGGTTGGCCCACCCGCTACTGCTGCTGAACTACGCAACCTATTTCTAAATACTCCACCGTCAAACAATCAGCAAACCTCGGCAGCAAGGGATCCATAATGGCAATTAATGTAAACAAAACAACAGGCAAGAATTCGGCATACAACTTTGATAAAGGAAATATGCCCGCGGAGTTTGGGCCATATATCGGGGAAGTGGTTAATAATGTAGATCCCACACGCAGTGGTAGACTACAGGTATACATAACTCAATTCAGTGGCGGTGATAAGACAAACAAGTCACTATGGCGAACAGTATCTCCAATTCAACAACAAGGAGGGGCAACGCCTAAGACCAGTACGTCAACTGGTGTTGGCACATACGGCTCCACCAACAATCAACAGAGTTATGGATCCGCTGCACCCGGTCCTGATATTGGCACACAGGTATTGTGTATATTTGTTGCAGGGCAGGGACTGGAAGGTTATTATATAGGTATTATACCAACACAGGGCATTAATCATATGACTCCTGCTATTGGTGCAACCCCAGCGGCGGAACCACAGAATACAAACCAGTCTACATATTTCGCCAAGGCCCCGCAACTTCCTGTTTCTGAAATCAATAACGCGGAAGAAAATACCGCCATTACCGAGAATCCTAAGTTTTACGACCAGAAAAAACCGGTGCATAGCTACGCAGCCCAGGGATTATTTCAACAGGGTGTAGTTAATGATCCTATTCGTGGTCCTATAACTTCCTCCAGTCAAAGAGAAAGCCCCAGTACTGTTTCTGGTATGAGTACCCCGGGTAGACCCGTGTATAAAGGTGGGTACGATGATGCTACTGTTGTGCAGAAAGTTTCGTCAGGGTCAGTTCCTGCAGATTCGGTGGATATAGTAGGACGTAAGGGTGGACATTCTGTTGTTTTAGATGATGGTGATGCCAGCGGAAAAAATTCCATGGTACGATTCCGTACGGCCAAGGGACATCAGGTTACATTAAGTGATGATGGCAACAATCTCTATATCGCCCATGCAAATGGACAAGTATGGTTAGAGTTCGGACAAGAAGGTACATTAGACGTATATACGACAAATTCTATCAATTTACGTACAGAAGGCACAATAAATCTACATGCTGACAAAGATTTTAATGTATGGGCCGGCGGAAACATCAACATGAAAAGTAATGTAGCCACCACCATGCAAAGTGAAGGTACATTTACCTGCGCCAACAAAGATGTATTGACTCTGTTTAGTCAAGCAACCATAGGAATCAAGAGTAGTGGTGCATTGACACTTGATGGTAAGACCAGTTCATGGAATGGTGGCGGCAGTTTAGCATTACAAGCAGGTACTATAGATTTAAATCCCGGATCTGCTGCGTCTGTAGCTATACCCCAGGGATTAGTGGAATATACTATGCCGGATAGCAGTTTTAATTCGTCGTCTGGCTGGGACGTAGCATCTGAGGGAGTTAAGAGTATTGTTACTCGAGCACCTGCGCATGAACCTTGGCCTTATCATAATCAAGGGGTACAGGTAAATGTTAACTTGAGTGATGGCTCCAATTCAAGTCCACCTGGGGCACCCACAGTTCCCGCGGGCACATCAATAACTAAGACAGCATAACATGGCAATTTATAACTATACATTACCATCCGGGGCAACATTTCAAGTATCGGCTCCCTCTGGTACCACACAAGAAGAAGCAGATGATATTTTTTATTCGCAAGTAGCGGCAGGTACATTTGTTGGATATGATGTGGGTGACACCTTAATTAATCCCACACAAGCTCTGGAAAATTTTGGTATTACTCGACTACAACGCGGTACTGCGGGCGTGGATGATCAGACTTTGCTGGCTATTATATCTGGGCTACCGATAGTTGCGTCACTTCCATCCTTAACCTCACAACCTGTTGCTAATCCAATAGACCAATCAAGTTATATACAAGTTACCAGTACGCCCACTGGTACAGTTAACCTATCATTGCAAGCAGGCCAATTAACTCCGCAGCAAACACAGTCTTTAATGGCGCAAATGGCGGCAAATGCAAATAATACTCCTGATACATTTACCCAAGCTGATGGTATCGGATTATACGGGTTTAACTGTAATCAACTTGAGCAAGCCGGAATAGTTAAACCCGGTATGAGTCAATTATACTGTCCTCTTGATTCTAATGGTAATAATCCCTCTAATTTTGTTAGTTTTATGACGTCACCAACACCCTGGACCGGATTATATGGCATTACCAGTATCAATGATCTGTTAAATGATGCAGGATTGCAAAATGAAATACAACAGGACTTATTGCAACAAACTTATGATCAATTGGTGTACAGCGGAGTAGTTGTACCCCCTAAACCAAAAGTCACCACCGCCAGTATCACCACAGGACTGGTATACAATTCCTCGGGCTCACTGCTGTCTGCTACTCCACTATCGTTATTGGTAATGGGACATAATGATTCAACAAGTCTACAGAATTCCTTTCTAAGCACACTTGGTGCCGCTGGTAGCACGACAAATAATTTATTTTCTAACCTAGCCGGTACTCCCCTGGGAAGTGTACCCGCAGCTATACAGAATTTTGGTACATCGGCGGTTGCGCAATATACTTCTGGCTTGGCATCATTATCCACTGGTGCGGTTGGGTTTGCTACAGGGGCATTGAATAGTGTTACTGCGGCTACCGGAGCGGTCGCTACACAATTGTCTGGATTGTCCTCAGGATTAGTTGGCGGTGCGGTTGCATCTGCGGCTAGTGTTATACAATCAACAGTTAACGGAGATGTAGGTGCGTTGATGGCAGTGGGAAGTAAATACGGCACCAGTATTGCCAGTGCATGGTCCAGTACAACTGATTCAATATCCTCGTTGGGTGCATCGGTAACCACAGGAGTGGGATCGCTGGCCGCTGGGATTGGTAGTAGTGTATCAGGTTTAGCATCAAATATTACAGCATCCGCCGGTGCGTTAGCATCGGGAATACAAAGTCAAGTGACTGCGTTGTCATCGGGTATCAGTAGCCTAGCAAAATCTGCCCAAGCCAGCATTAACTTCAGTGATTTTTCTTTAAGTAGTTTAGTATCCAGGGTTCAACCAGCCGCAGGGTTCACAAACACAGTAAATCGAGCCACAGTTGACGCAGCAGTAACCCGAATTATAGGATCTCCACTAATAACCCCACCGGTATATGCATTACCCTCAATACAGTCCTTGGGTACAGCATTAGACATTAAAACTGCACAAAACTTACTGGCAAAAACGCAATCTATTGCAAGTGGAGCTACTGGGCTAATAACTGGTATAACCGCCGGGGGAAAGAATCTAATACAAGGATCTCTATCACAAGTTCAATCGGTATTAAACTCAGCACAAGGGGTTCAACAAGCGGCCAACAATGTGGTTTCGCAAGCAAAACGATTGGGTAACAGCCTGTTACCCCCGGGCAACTAAGTTAGGGTAAATACATATTATGTCAACTTTTATTGGATTCTCAACAGTTAATAGAAACAAAAATTTTGTTTTAGTTGACGATGACCTGATCAAACAGGATTTATTAAACGCCTTTAATATTAGACAGGGTGAGTTAGTTGGTCGCCCGGGATATGGCACTTTAATCTGGAATTATTTGTTTGAAAATCAAACTGCCGAACTGGAAGCCGCTATTTACCGTGAAGTTCAACGTATTATTGGTGGTGATCCTAGACTATACCTAACTAATCTCTATATGTACCCCCAGGAGAATGGCATACGGCTGCAATTAGAGTTACAGACTGTAGCTACTACTTCTCCACAAATATTATCTATTTTCTTTAATGAAACTTCACGTTCCGCTAGCTACTCTTAACTCATAACATAATAATAGCATATTATCGGTAGGATAAATAATTGTAACATTGGAACGACCATGGCTACATCGACAAGGCAAACCGTATTATTTGGGGTTGAGGATTGGAAAAAGATCTATCAAACCTATAGCGAAGGTGACTTTCAAAGTTACGACTTTGAAACATTGCGCAAGAGTTTTATAGATTACCTCCGGCAATATTATCCAGAAACATTCAATGATTATATTGAATCTTCGGAATTCATTGCATTACTTGACGTCATAGCTTTTATGGGTCAAGCCCTGGCATTTCGCACGGATCTAAACACTCGCGAAAGTTATATTGATACTGCGGAACGCCGAGACAGCGTTATTAAACTGGCAAATCTAGTTTCCTATACACCACAACGCAATACCGCAGCTAGTGGTTATCTAAAAGTAAACTCGATTGTGACTACAGAAAATGTGGCCGATTATAATGGTGTGAATCTAGCTAACATTACTGTTAATTGGGCAGATCCCAGTAATTTTGATTGGCAAGAACAATTTATTGCAATTATAAACGCATCTTTGGTCAATACACAATATATTGGTTCTCCAGGTAATGACCAAGTGCTATTGGGAGTAGATACACAAGAGTATACTATTAACCTAGTACCTGGATATCTTCCAGTGATCCCGTACACATCCACTGTTAATGGCGTTAGTATGCCATTTGAGGCAGTTAATTCTACGTCACTGGGTCAAACATACATCTACGAACCACCACCATTACCCAATGGTCAGTTTAATATTTTATTCCGTAATGATCAGTTGGGATTTCAGTCAGCTAATACCGGTTTCTTTTTCTACTTTAAACAAGGTACACTATTAAACCAAGATTTTAATCTAGTGGAACAAGTGTCTAATCGTACTGTTGATATTAATGTGGAAGGGGTTAATAATACTGATGTATGGTTATATCAATTAGACAATCTTGGTAATGCAAGAACTATTTGGGGTAGAGTACCTTCAGTATATGCTGCCGCAGTTGAACAAATGACACCCTCAATACGTGACGTATATTCTGTAACCAGTCGTACTAACGATCAGATAACGTTAGTATTTGGTGATAATGTGTTTGCTACTATTCCCGTAGGCCAATTTAGAAATTATGTTCGTGCATCTAACGGATTGCAATATATTATTAACCCGGAAGAAATGCAGTCTGTTCAAATTCCCATCAGTTATGTTAGTCGTACTGGCCAAATTGAAACAGTGACATTTAATTGTGGAATTACCAGCCCGGTGACTAATGCAGCACCGCGCGAAACTATTGATCAAATTAAACAACGTGCGCCTGCTCGTTATTACACACAAAATCGTATGGTTAACGGAGAAGATTATACAAATTTCCCTTTCACCACATACAATTCTATCATTAAAAGTGCTGCTCTTAATCGCAGTTCTATTGGCACCAGCCGCTATTTAGATCTAGTGGATCCTACCGGCAAGTATTCATCAACTAATGTGTTTGCCGATGATGGTGCATTGTGGTATATTAATAATACTCCTGCCTTTAACTTTACCTATCAGACTACTAACGATATTAATAATGTTATTATAAATGAAATTACTCCGGTATTATTGAAAGACACTTTCAAACAATTTTATTACGCTTACTTTCCTCGCCCTAGTTTAACAGCATTGAATTATTCTTGGCATGAAAGTACAACTATTGTAAATGAAACCACTGGTTATTTTCAAAATAGCAGTGGTGTGCCTGTTCCTGTTGGTAGTACTGCTAGCAATAATGCCAAATACATTGTCGAAACTGCGTTGGTACAATTTGTGCCGCCTACTGGCTATTATTTCAATAAAAATAATGAATTGCAGCCCGGGGTACCAACCTCAGATGGTGACCATTTATACATATGGGCAAGCCCCACCGCTATTGATGGTAATGGTACTAATGAGGGGTTAGGAAACTTATTAGATGGCACAGGTCCAGTAGTATTGAATACTTATATTCCTACAGGTGCCATACCGGTACAGGTTATCCCGGTGTTGACAACACAATTTGGGTCGAGTGTGCAATCTGCTATTCTTAACCAGATTTATTTAAATCAAAATTTTGGGTTAGGTTACGACAGTACTGGGGCAATTACCGGCACTCCGTATACATGGTATCTTATCACCTCGGCCAATCTTGCAGTGAACGCAACCTGGAGCCAGCAATTTGCAGGCAATACTTCTGGTGCTAACTTAGATTCAAGTTGGATGATTCAAGCAACTTATGATGGGTCACAATATACAGTTAAATCTCGCAGTCTTGAATATTACTTCGGTAGTGTATTAGAAGTTCGTTTCTTCTTTGAAACAGCGCAAGCAATCTATGACAGCCGTACCGGTACAGTTATTTCAGATTTTATTAAGGTATTGAGATCAAATAGCCAGGCAAATAGTAATTTGCCACTGCTTGGGGATATCGCCCTTAACATTATTGCACAGCCTGTATTAAGTGACGGCTTAGTTGATGATTTTCAAGTAATAGTAGGATATGAAGATTATAACAATAACGGTATTCCCACAGATCCTGATTTCTTCCAGGCAATCGTTGGCGTGGATCCTTCGGATACTACACTTCCGTTACCTTATGTTTATTTTCAATTGACCACAGATTTTGATAATTTGCAACGTTATTTGTTACAGCCATCTGGTGTGGTTAATGATAGTTATGCTACATTACCAGAAATTCAAGTGGTTACTGAGCAATATACAACGGGCCAGGTATTTTATGCTTACCAAGAAAATTTATTTTATATATTGACACTAACATTAGCTGGTCAACGAATATTAACACTCACTGACAGTTGGCAAGCACGAGTTGGTCGGCAAGATCTATATTTTCAATATCGTCATAACTCTTCACTAACTAATCTTATTGATCCGGGTAGTTCTAACATTATTGATTTATATGTGGTAACTTTGGAATATTATACCGCCTATGTAGCATGGATACGTGATACAACCAACACGGTTGATCCACCATTGCCCCCGACTATTGATGAATTAACTACAAATTATGCGGGATTACAAAACTACAAGATGATCAGTGATAATATGATTCTTAACAGTGTGGAATTTTTACCACTCTTTGGTAGCAAGGCTCCCGAAGCATTAAGAGCTACTATTAAGGTTATTCCTGCGGCAAATACTAATGCCAGTAATAATCAAATACAAAATCTTGTACTGGCCTCCATGAACGCATATTTTGACATTGCCAACTGGAGTTTCGGACAAACATTTTATTTCTCAGAATTAGCCGCGTATATACATTCTCAAATAGGAACGTATGTGGCGTCAGTAGTGTTAGTTCCTCTCAATACACAAAAATCGTTTGGTGATTTGTATGAAATACAATGTGCTCCATATCAAATTTTTGTTAATGGTGCAACAATCAATAATATTGAAGTTATACAAACATTGACCAGCACTAATTTACAAACTGCCCCTGGTAGTGGAGCAATTTAATGGCCGCAACAATTCGTTCTGTTGATTTTTTACCGGAAATCTTTCAAACTCCGGCAAACAAGCAGTTTTTATCAGCGACACTTGATCAGTTAATACAAGAACCCAAGTATAAACAGACTCAAGGGTTTATTGGTCGAAAGGTTGGCCCCGGTGTTAATCCCACAGATAATTATGTCATTGAACCCACGGTACTACGTAACAATTATCAATTGGAACCCGGTGTGGTTAGTGTGGATCCCAATACGGCTAAAGTTATCGATGGTATCACTTATCCTGGTATACTATCCGCAATCGGCACGGAAGGTGGGTTTACTAATCAGGCTGATAGATTATTTGAAAGTGAATATTATACCTGGGATCCTTTCGTAGATTTTGACAAGTATAATAACTATGCTCAGTATTTTTGGTTACCTAATGGTCCAGATACGGTCACTGTGGCGTCAACTTATGTACCAACAGAAGAAACATTTACGGTTACACGCAGTAATGGTGCATATACGTTTACCGGTTATGATGGTAATAACCCGTCGCTGACCTTGGTTCGAAATGGAAACTATAGTTTTGTTGTGGCACAGAATCAAGCAGCAACTATTCAATATCGTGTAACAAATAATGGCACTAGTAGTTGGAATATTAATTTTCAGACTAATCCAACGTTAACTCTTATTCGAGGCAACACCTATATTTTTAATCTGGTGCAGACCGCAGCCTTGTCTTTCTATATTAAGACACAAGTTAGCTTTGGTACAACTAATCTCTGGAATTCTGGAGTAATCAACAATGGTGGTACACAAGGTCTGGTTACATTTACCGTTCCACAGGATGCTCCTGATACTCTTTACTATTGCAATGATTTAGAATATAACCTACAAGGTCAGTTTGATATCGTCAGTGCTGAACCAGGAACCGGTCCGGATTTTTGGATACAATCAGAACCTGGGGTAGATGGTCTATTACCTTGGTCACGTAATATCAGTAGTCGTGGTGTGCTGGGGGTAGTAAACAACGGTATAGATTTAGGAACAGTAACGTTCAATGTACCTGCATCTACCGCACAGAATTTTTATTATTCTTTGCCCTTTATTGGCTACCCTACTGCCACAACTGGACAGGTAAATTTAATCTGCGACTCAATACGGTATGATCAAATAAATGGTATTTTAGTTTCACAGTTTCTTGACACATATCCCAATGGTATAGACGGTATTACTAATCTTGACGGCCAAACTCTAGTGTTTACTTCACAATCGTCGGATCCGGCAGTAGGTGGATGGTACAATGTGCAACCTTTCGATCCCTTACCAACAGGCGATGATTTTCAAACAGGTGCGTACGACACTACTGGATTTGCCGAAGCTATTCCAATAACCGATCCTGCGGTACAATCAAGTCTATGGCAAATAGAATATGTAAGTGACGCCAATGGGGTACCTTTTATTCAGCTTAATAGTATCCTGCCGATAGATAATTCAACACAATTTATTGTTACCTCTGGTACTCAATACGTTAATACACAATGGTATAAAAATTCTTCGGGAATTATTACTGAGATGCCGTTACTTACTGCGGCATTACCACAGTTATACTATCAGGATAGTGAAGATCCAAGTATATTTGGTGTAATTAATTTAATCGAAAGCAATATTAACCCTCCGGTAGCAGCATTATCTATTACTGCGGTTACGTCTACTGGATCTCAAGTAACATTGACGTTTGCAGAACAATCTTCTGCTCCCTATTCTATCGGTAGTACCATTATTGTATCAAACATTTCTCCATCTGGATACAATGGCAACTATACAGTAATTGCATGTACCACATCAACAGTAACTTATGCAAGCACTTACACTGGTACATATAGTAGCGGCGGTGTAATAAATTCTATTAGTATTAATTCTTACATCAATGTTGATACTGACATCTTAGGACAAACAAACTATACCAGTCCAAACGGTGTACAATTCACCAACGGACTTAAAGTTATATTTGAAGGTACTGTATATCCCGAATCTTATGTTAATAATACCTATTATGTGCAGGGTGTAGGATCCGGTATTCAATTAGTGTCCGTGGATAACCTAATAGTAGTGGAACCCTATTCGACCGACACCAATGGCCAGCCCATTGTTCCCGATTACATGACTATTAACATGGCCAGTCCGGATCTTAATCCTTGGTCTCGAGGTAATCGCTGGTTTCATGCTGATGTTATTGATTATGCCGCAGCAATAAATGACGTCGAACCGGTATACACCAATTTACAACGGGCAAATCGTCCTATTTTAGAATTTAGAGCCGGTACTAAGTTATATAATTTTGGAACTCAAGGAATTCCTGCGGTTGACATTATTGATTTTACTCAGACTGATGCACTATTAAATGTTAATGGACAAACTGGGTATGGATCCAATGGATATACTTTCGTGCAGGGCAGTCTGGTAATTTTTGCAGCTGATAATAACCCCAATGTTCGTAATCAAGTATATACTGTAAACTTTATTACTCCAGCGCCATCTGCTACCCCGGTTATTAATTTAGTTCCGACTAGTTATAGTCCTGTATTATATAATCAGACGACGGTATGTCGTAATGGACTCACTTTACCTATTGTCGATATAGTTGGTACTGGCACCTCGGTGACATTATCATTTCCTACTAGGTCATCAGTACCCTATAGTCCCGGTCAATCTATAACTGTATCCGGAGTAAATCCCGCAGTTTACAATGGTAGTTACATTGTAGCCTCCAGCACTATATCTTCTGTAACTTTTACCAGTACAACCGCCGCTACTTATGATTCTGGTGGTACACTTGGGTTACTGGGAGAAAGTTTTTATTATAATGGTACTACTTGGGTAACAAGCCAACAAAAAGTATCAGTGAATCAACCACCGTTGTTTGACGTATTTGACAGTAACGGAAATAGTTTTGGTGATTCGACGATTTATCCCAGTACCAATTTTGTTGGGTGTAAATTACTGAGTTATGCTGAAGATTTAGATAATACGGTTGACTCGGTATTGAATATCCCATTGGCTTTCTTTAGCCTGCAAAATATTGGTGATATATTATTTGATAATAATTTGTATACAGACACGTTTGTATACACACCGTCCGGGACTGCGGGTAAAACAGTTGATGTTAGTGAAGGATTTGTGCGGCAATATTCAGATATTGATACTTTTACCCTTGAATTAGGTTGGCAAACTGCTGCTATCCCATCGTTACCTCGACAACAGTTCCAATTTGCATATGGTGGAACTCCATTGCAGTTGGACGTGGCAATCGACACAAGTTTAAATGTTACCCCCGTACAAGTTTTTGTTAATAACGTATATCAACTGCCATCTACCTACACCCTATCAGTTGATACCAACACAAACACATCATTAATTACATTAAACAGCCCCACCTTAGTCACTGGTGACATTGTTGAAGTGTTGGCCTATAGCCAACAAGTAAGTACACAGGGTTTTTATGAAATTCCAGTCAATTTAGAAAATAATCCGTTCAACGAAAATAGTTCACAATTCAGTCTGGGTACAGTACGCCAGCACTACGCAACTATTTGCGAGAATTTACCCAATTTGAAGGGCCCGGTCAATGGTAGAAATAATACACGCGACTTAGGCGATATCATTCCTTACGGTGGGCTAATTTTACAACAGTCATCACCTTTGACCTTGGCTGGATTCTTTTTACGTAATGTAAACTATGATATATTTTCAGCGTTAAGCTATAATAGCAGAGAATACATCAAGTATAAGAATAAATTGTTAACCGCAGTTACCCAATTAAATCTTACTGGTAATGAAACTGTGGCACAGATACTTGATTTGTGTATAACCTATATCACAAAGAATTCCACTAACCTAAGTCCATTTTACTGGTCGGATATGTTACCAGTCGGGACAAATTATACTACTACCACTACCGTAGTTAACCCTATTACTGGTAAAACGTTTAATACAATGCAAATGTATGACTTTACATCCAGTAATTATCTTGGATTATTAGTCTATGTTAACAACGTATTATTACTACGTGGTGGTGAGTATATAGTTTCGACTGAATCTCCTAAACTAACAATTTTAATTCCGTTACAAGTTGGTGATGTCGTTACTATTAATGAATATCCCACTACCGTGGCCAGCTGGTGTCCCAATACGCCAAGTAAGATGGGTCTGTACCCCAAATACACTCCCGACATTTATGTAGATGAAACATATTCAGAGCCGACAACAGTAATTCAAGGCCATGATGGATCTATTACCATTGCCTTTGGCGATATACGTGATCAAGTATTGTATGAATTTGAAAAACGTATATACGACAACATTAAAGTTGATGATAATCCAATACCCTTATCTACTGATCAAGTAAATCCGGACTTTTATCCTGCACAGACTACCGCATTATTGCCAGGATACTTCCGCAAGACTCCATATACATACACCGAAGTTAATCAAATTTTAACTGAAGACTTTTTAACTTGGGTAGGTCAAAATAAAATAGATTATACTCAGCAAAATTATATTGCGTCTAATCCTTTTACCTACAACTATAGTCAAGCTGCCAATCGACTTGACCAGAACGAATTTTTACAAGGCAATTGGCGCGGAATCTATCGTTATTTTTACGATACAGAAACTCCTACTACCACTCCTTGGGAGATGGTGGGATTTACTGAAGAACCAGCATGGTGGATCACACGGTACGGCCCTGCGCCCTACACTTCCGGCAATATGGTGCTGTGGGGAGATTTAGAAGCAGGTATTGTGGGCGATCCAGCAGGTCCATACATCTTACCCGAGTTTATTCGTCCTGGTTTAAGTGAAATTATCCCGGCCGGTCCCGAAGGTGACCTGTTACCGCCGACAGAATGCGTTATGGGACGAAACAATCCCTACGGATTCCAACAATCCTGGGTATCAGGCGACGGTGGTCCGGTACAAGCATCTTGGTGGAACAGCAGTTCTTACCCATTTGCCATTATGCGGCTAATGGCCCTGACTAAACCAGCACAATTCTTCAGTGTGTTTGCTGACCGAGACCTATATCGTTTTGATACCACATTGGGACAATACTTATTAAACAATCGATATCGTCTGAACGCTTCGGACGTGCAGATATATGGTACTGGTGTGAGCAAAGCAAGTTATATTAACTGGATTGTTGATTATAATCAACAGGTAGGGATTAATAGTTCGGATAACTTAACCAAGGACCTAAAAAACTTAGACGTACGATTATGTTATCGTATGGCCTCCTTTAGTGACACAGCATATGTGCAGGTGTTTACCGAACGTGCCGGCCCCAATTCCACAAATAATAGCCTATTAATTTCTCCTTCAAGTTATGATTTGCTGTTTTATAAAAATCAACCTTTTAGTCAAGTTACTTACAGCTCTGTAATCGTACAAGTAGAACAATTGGGCTCGGGAGGTATTGGGTATGGTGTTTACGGATACAGTACTGCTCAACCTTACTTTGAAATTTTAGTTAGCAGTCCCGTGGGTTTATATTCTACAATCACCTCCGGCGATCTTTCGGTACAGGTGCCTACCCAATATACCAACAATACCCTGCAGATTCCTTATGGGTATGTTTTCACCAGCATATCCAGTGTATGTGATTTCTTATTAAGCTATGGGGCATGGTTACAAAGCCGCGGATTAGTATTCAATAATTCATTCAATGGGTATACATTAAGCTGGAACCAAATGGCCCAGGAATTCCTATACTTTGCTAATCAAGGATGGCAAACTAACACAATGATTAATTTAAATCCTTGTGCAACCACCATTACTGCAAGTCAACCTATCAGTATTGTTGATACTATTGCTAGTATCACTCCTGAAAATATGCTGCTGGATCAAAATCGTACAGTATTGGATGTTAGCAAAATGGTGGTTAACCGTGATGGTAACCAGTTTTCAATCACATCCACCAATGGACAAACCATTAATTTTCTGACGCTAAAGTTTACCAATTATGAAGACATGATTGTGTTTAATAATGTAACTAAGAATACAGATTTAATATATGATCCTACTACTGCCGATCGTCAAACTCGTTTGAGTTTAATCGCATCCACCACAATTCAATGGGATGGACAACTCAATGCACAAGGATTTATCCTTAATTTAAACAATGTGCAACAATGGCAAGCGTATACCAAATACACCAAAGGTGAAATGGTATTGTATAAAAATACCTACTGGCAAGCATTAGTAATTAGCGAGCCACAACAGACATTTAATTATAACGAATGGGTTAAATCAGATTATCAAGCTATCGATACAGGCTTGTTGCCTAACCTGGCCAACAAAGCAGATCAAATGGTAACTGCATATGACGTATATCGGGCTAATTTAACCAGTGATAATGATTTATTTGCGTTTGGATTAATTGGATTCCGTCCTCGTCCGTATATGACGAACATGAATCTTAATGGGGTAACTCAGGTTCAGCTGTATCAACAACTTATCGGAACAAAAGGTACGGTCCAAGCCGCCGAAGTATTCGGCGCAGCACAACTCAAGGGCAACGAAAGCGGCGCCTATAACATTTATGAAAATTGGGGTGTCTTGTCAGGCACATACGGGGCAAATGCCAATAAGAGTTATTTTGAAATCCAATTGGATGAGGCAAAATTATCATATAATCCTTCAACTATACAAATTGTAAATCCTGGGGAACTAAGTCAGGCTAATCAGCAGGTGTATCTAAATAACCTGTGGAAAGAAAGTTATGCGATCACCAGCACCAATATACTGCCTACTACTTACGAAACCGACAGTTTAGCAACTGCATTACCATCAGCTGGCTATGTGTGCTTAGATGATGTGGACGTAACAGTATTCAGTCTTAAGGATCCTAGTGAAATCTCTGCAAAAATTAATAGTATAGGCATAGGTACATATATCTGGATTGCCAAGGTCAATACGTATGATTGGGGCGTCTATAGAGTAGATAGTATACCTGCGCAGATGGTACAGCTGACAGACAATCTTACTGGCACTAGTATTGTACAGTTTAACTCAGCACATGGGTTATCAGTAGCCGATTTAATTGTTATCAAATACTTTAATGATGGGGTTGATGGTGTTTATCGAGTATTAGCAATACCGTCACCGACATCTATTGTTGTGGCATTTAGTTTTGTCAACACAAATATTACAACGATATCAGGTACCGGAATCGTATTTCATTTACAGAGTGCTAGAGTAAGCCAAGCTAGTGATATATCAACATTGCCTTATGTGAATGACTTAATTCCCGGGGCGATTGCTTGGGTAGATAATGATGGAAATGGTCACTGGGAGGCAGTAGAAAAACAATCACCATTTACTACTGATTCGGTAATTGCGCCCGGCGCAGCCGCTACCGCGCAGTATGGTGTAAGTATTGCACAATCTGAAATTAATTATTCCGCATTAGTTGGCGCTCCTGGTGCCAATTCAGGCGCAGGGTCTGTTTTCACCTACTTTAGAGGTATATTGACCAGCTACCAGTTTAATAATACGTTAGCATTGGATGTACCTGACACCTCTGGTTTTGGTAATATGGTAACCTTTGGTAATGCTACGTGGGCAGTAGCCGGAGCAAACACCAGTAACTTTGGTATGGGATATGCAGCAGTACTTTATCGAGATTCTGCGTTAAATTCTGTTGCCATTACTCAAATTTTAGTCCCACCAGATCAAGATTTCAGTACTATAGGATTTGGTACATCTGGCACCATCAGTAAAGATGAAAGATGGATGTATATAGGTGCTCCTGGTGCTAATAAAGTCTACTCTTATGAGATAGTAGAAGTACCGGAGCAGGTAATAGAATATACCACAACTGTTGGGGTATCAACTTACAATTATTCTGATACGATAACGATTAATGATACATATCCTGACCAATTATTGGTTATCTTGAACGGAAATGAATTAGTCGCAGGCACAGATTTTACAATTGACGCCAATAATGTAATACTGACATCTGCACTAATTACTGAGCAGTCCTTGGTGATATCTCGTAGATTGTCGGCGGTGGTAGATGCTCAAACTTATTATAATATACAACAAGACTCAACATCTGGGTCAGGGTATAGTGCTTTGTTTAATGTGACAAATGTGCGCGGTACATATAATATCGAATTATTATCAGGCGGGACAAATTACCTTGTTGGTAATACATTGACCATTAATGGAACACAATTAGGTGGTACTTCTCCAGCAAATAATTTAATAGTAACTGTTGGTGGTATAACAACTGGTGGAGTTATATCAGGATATAGTATATCAGGTACAGGTGTATCGACTGCAGATTCATTTACCCTTAACAACTATTTGTATAACGCCACCACTATTGAGAATTTTTCTGTATTAGTAGACGGGGTAGTACAGCGGCCGTATTTCGATTATACATTTGATCCTGCCACGACAATATTAACATTTGTAACTTCACCTGCGTCGGGCGCATTCATTGATGTAGCAACCAACACTTATTGGCAGTATGTTGCAACTATTACCTCTGAAAATTCTTTATCTGGTGACAATTTTGGCGCTAGTATAACGACCACTACAGATGGGGAACAGGTATTTGTGGGAGCTCCTACCGCAGCCAATAATGCGTTATCTAAAGCTGGTGTGGTTTACGTATTTAATAGAAGTGTGGTAAGATTTATTGTATCAAATCCCGCACAATTAACGTATACAGTTTTAGGAAGTAATAATCCACCGTTGGCAGTAAATGTAAATGGTGAATTTTTATTATCTACTACCCAATCACTCCTTGGGCAGTACAGCGTTAGTGGTGGAACAGTTACGTTTACTAATATAACACTTAACTATGGTGATATAATTGAAATTGGTACTAATCAGTTTACACAGATCCAACTATTGTCCAGTAGTACCCCACTTGCCTTGGCAGAATATGGTTCGGCAATTGACGCATGTCCATTAAGTTGTAGTTTATATATAGGCGCACCCAAGGACGGGACTTATCAAATTAATGGTGGTTCGGTTGATCGCCAAATTAACCAATCTAGAGTATACGGGGTCACTACCAGTACAATAGCTAACCCAACTCTTCCGATAAATGGCACTATACTAATCAATAATACTCAGGTAACCCTACCGTTACCTCCGTCTAACACCGTAGCAGGATTAGCGGCAGCTATTAATGCAGCCGCAATTCCAAACGTAGTTGCGTTTCCAACACCTGATTTAACCTTTACTGGTGACAACTTAACTCAGGCATTTTATATAGGTACATTGTACTCATCTGCTAGTTCTTATACTACTATGGTATATTTGAACGGGGTGTATCAGTTACCTGGTATAAATTATTCGTATGACCCTGCTACGGAAACCATTTATTTTGTATATGCACCGTTATCTGGTGTAGTTATAACCGTGATATCCGGTAGGCTGACCATATCTGTTGAAAATGCCGCTGCTGGTCCAGCTAATGGGTTACTTACTGTATTACCCGGCGTTACTGAGTCAATGTTTAGCCAATTGGGATTTGATACCTTTGTTTTCGCGCAACAAATTCTAAGCCCACTACCGGTAGCAGAAGCATACTTTGGATCTAGTTTAAGTATCGATAGTAGTGCTGTTAATTTGATAGTAGGCGCACCTAACGGTAGTGTATATGAGCCAACGACATTTGATTCGGGACAGACATATTTTGACGACCGTAGTACGACATTTTACAATCCAATACCTACGAGTGGCGTAGCGTACACATACGACTATTTCCCTAGTAGCACCAACAATGTCAATAATCCAGGACAGTTTGCATTCGGTCAACAGATCTATAACAACATTATTCAAAGCGGTGACTTCTTTGCATCTGCGGTCAACTATACCAATGGTAGATTAATGGTGGGTGCGCCCGGCGGCACCACTGTTAGCACCTCAGGTAATGGTTATACGGTTGTCTTTAATAACCCTGATAATACACCATCATGGAAACCTATACGTGTTCAGCAGCCGGTGGCAGATGTAAATGCTATAGATGGTGTGTTCAGCTATAATGGTAGTCAGGCTGTAAGTATTAACGATACGGCAACTGGTGGATACCAGACATATTTTGATTTCTTTGATCCTCTGCAGGGAAAAATACTCGGATTAGCTCGAAGCAATCTTGATTACATAGGTGCAGTGGATCCTGCACAATATAACCAGGGTACTGTTCACAATAATGGGCAGTCATGGGGTGCAGAACATATCGGGCAAATGTGGTGGGATACCGACACAGTAAGATTTATTGATCCTAATCAAGATGATATTGTATATGCTAGCCGTAGATGGGGTACAACATTCCCTGGTAGCAGTATAGATGTATATCAGTGGATAGAAAGTGACACCACGCCGTCAGGTTACACGGGCGCGGGCATACCACTAAGTCCAACTAGCTATTGTGTAGCAACTGTACTGGGTTCAAATAATATTTTCACCACTCTTTATTACTTTTGGGTTCGCGGTCTTTCTACTATTGCAACCGGTTCCGGAAAAACATTAAGTTCATCGGGTGTAGCTAGTTATATACTTGATCCACGTAGCAGTGGGATTCCCTACATTGCCGCTCTTAATGCGTCTACAATAGCTATATATAATGCACGAAATTTAATAAATGACACAAATACTATTTTAAATGTCAGTTACTCGCGAAAACTAACAGATGCAGTAGTACATCAAGAATACCAAATAATTACAGATGGTATTGCCGATTCTTTCCTCAATACACAACTGTATCGTAAGTTCGTGGATAGTCTGAGCGGTATCAATACCGATGGGAATAATGTTCCGGATCCTACATTAAGTCCTGGAATGAGATTCGGTGTACAATTTCGTCCGAGACAGTCAATGTTTGTTGACAGATTTACTGCTCTGGAAAATTATTTGGGCCGAGCAAATACAGTACTGGCACAGTATCCCATTACAGAAACACGTAGCTTTAATCTATTAAATTCTGCACAACCAATTCCTGAATCAACAATAACAGTTGACGGCGTTACTACTGTTATGTGGAATTTCGAAGTACCTAATTTAGAAGTTCTGGGATACCAAAATCTTGCCGGGGTACCGGTGGGCTACAAGTATCTAGTACTTAATGATAGCGATCAACAGGGCCGATGGACAATATATACCGTTGGTGCATCTCAAACTTTGACACTTACACAATTTCAAAGTTATGATACTCCGTTATACTGGTATTACATCAATTGGTACTTACCCGGATATAACTCAAGCATCGCACCGGTTGCTGCTGTGCAAAACTATGGTCAGTTAGTGACATTAAGTTATGAAACTGCGCCAGTTGGTTCTTCGGTTCGTGTTATTTCCAATGGCGCTGGTAAATGGGAAATTTATCTACGTACAGGGCTTGACCCAGCTACTAATTGGCAGCGTGTTGGACTCGAAGACGGTACAATAGCATTTAAGGAATCATTGTGGAATTATCCTTCTGGTAATTTTGGATTTGATGCGCAAACTTTTGATTCGCAATATTTTGACGAGACTCCACAAATTGAAACTCGTTATATAATTCAAGCGTTAAATGAAGAAATCTACGTCGATGATTTACTAATGGAACGTAATAGTAGCTTAATACTGATGTTCAATTACGTTTATAGTGAATTCACTAATCCTTCATGGTTGGTTAAGACCAGTTATGTTGATGTTAACCATAATATTCGTGCTTTATTACCCTATCAGACTTACCTTTCGGATAATCAAGACTTTGTATTAGATTACTTCCAAGAAGTTAAACCCTATCACGTTCAGCCTCGTAAGTTTAATTTGATTTACAATGGCGAAGACGATTTCCTAGGTGATTTAACAGACTTTGATTTACCTGCTTATTGGAATTCGACCTTACCCGCACCACAATTTGTGAGTCCTATACTAACGCCGTATGATCAAGCTGTCACCACCCATACCTCAATAGCCAGTGATACCGCACCTGATGCACAACTATGGATATCACCCAGCTTATACAGCCAATGGTTTAACAATTATACGTTAAACGTACAGGGAGTGACAGTTATTAATGCAGGCTCGGGGTACCTGACTGCTCCGTTAGTAACATTTGGCACGGAGTGGCAAGCTAATACCAGCTATATATTAGGGCAGCAAGTATATTATGCTAATAATTTATACACAGTTACCGTTTCGGGTACAACATCATCGACTCCACCTTCATTCAACAGTGGGTCGTCTATAAATGGTAGCGCCACATTAACATATTTTGGTTATCCTGCTACTGGTACTTGTATTATTAATTCTGCTGGTAATATTATTAATATTACGGTGACCGATCCTGGTAGCGGATATGTCACTGATGCAAATGTAACTATTTCAGGTGGCGGATTACCCGCCGATCCTATTGTCTGGGCCGCTGGATTGACTGTTAGCTATAACAGTTATATTATTACCCCAACCAATAATATATTTGTAGTCGCTATTGCCGGTACATTAGGTGAAGTTGCGCCTTGGGGACAATTAGCCCAGGAAAACGGGACCGTATTGTTAACTTTTGTTGGACAAGTGGCTCAAGCTGGCGTGATAATGGGAAATCCAGCAGGCCACTCGTTGGCAAGAACATTTAATCTTACCTTAAAATACGACCGTTATGAATATTCATCAAGTATTGTTGAATGGACAGCTAACACAACATATGCAGCTGGAACTCAAGTTCGGTTTGATGACATAGTATGGAGTGCAAACGATACTATTAATGATACCGTATCAGTGTTTGATCCAGATCAATGGACAAGAGTTGATGCTGGCGACCTAAGCGGCGTCAATCGAACTATGGGCTACTACGTTAGCACAGTCAACACCCCCGGATTATCATTACCATTGCTAATAGATGGTATTGAGTATCCAAGAGTACAAGTTACTGGGGTTAATTTTAATCAAGATACCGGATTTGATAGAGGTAATTTTGATATTAATCCTTTTGACAATTTTTCATTAGACGCAAATGGAAACCCAACGTATGATTTATCTTTACTTGACACAATTTTTGAAAGTAGCTATTTAGATCCATACCTAGGCACTCGTCCATCTGATATAAACATTGACGGTGGAAAATATGTCGATGTATTTGAAAGTCATGCACCGGAAGAGTTAGTGCCGGGTATTGAATTCGACACATTAGATATGCGTGTTTATACCACACCCGGTGCTGATTGGACTGGACAAGGATTTGGATTCCCACAAGCAGTCGATCAAGTTGTATACCGTAGCGCATCACCAACGATAAGTTTTGCTGGTCTAATGCCGTATCCGTTTGTCTTGGAAGTAACAGATGCTACCCGGGGATATAATTTAACTAGGGACGTTGATTATACTGTTGATTGGCCAAATCAAACAGTCACAATGATAAATTCTTCCTTGTTGATTAGAGATGGAGACCAATTAGGGTTTTATGTGTATGCATTGGGCGGAAGTAACCAGTTATTTAAAAATACATATATTGGTAGTGAATTTGGTGACGTATTAACAGTTCCTGTTGAGTATGATTTATTATTACCAGATGACAACGGTTTTGCTATTTTTGTTAATGGCAATTATTTGTCTAATGCTAATTATTCATATATTGCTGGAACATCATTTGGCACAACTACTATTACATTTGACAGTACCTACACTTCAACTGATTTTATTAGCCTAGCAGCAATTGGTCCCACTACGATAGATTCTGTGACTACTGAATACAGTTGGAGTCTGCCGATAGTACAAAGTTTTACGGTTGCTACATCAGGTCAATTGATATTTGATCTAGATCCATCAATTAGTTTGGAATATACTAATCCTGTTACTGCAATTGTTACTGTTGGCGGAGTTACAGCCCTCGGATCAGCTGGAATTCCTTATGTTGGTGATGGAAGCACTGTTGCCTATGTATTGCCACAACGTATTGGAGTTGATTCTGGAGATATACTTAAATCTAACGTAAGTGTATATATTGATGGCATATTACAAAATCCAACAACATACGATTTAGAAGCATCTGACGGATTTAGTTCTGATAGCTCTGTTGATTATTTTTCTGCAGGACCGTTTGATCTTGATGCTGGAGTATTATATGTATTATTAGATACTGCGCCAGCTAATGGAGCACAAATTTACATTGCGGTTGATTCTACCGCACAATATATAATTGATCCAATAGCACAAACATTAACAATTATTTCTGGAATGGGAGTAATACCTCAATTAGGCCAGGTAATATCGGTGACTACATTTAACGATACTCGGCAACAGCGTTTGTCCACACAGATTTTTGTTGGGCCAGTAGAAGAAGGGATCACAGTATCCGAAGCATATGATTCCACATATTTTGATAACCCTGCAGGCGCCGCGTCAACCACTCCTGGACAATTTGATGCTACAGTTGGGGCGAGTATAACAGTAAATAATTTAGTATTGTATGAATCCTATACAGATATTTCTCGTCCTTGGATATCACTAAATGGGAAAACACTCACTGCTCAGCTTGATTATACCATTGATGGTAATGTACTTACTTTGAATTATGGTACATTAGGTCGTACTGATAAAGTAATTGTTACCAACGTTTCAAATGCAGTGGTTCCAGAAGCCATGGCATTTAGAATATTCCAAGACATGCGTGGAGTACAAGCAACTTATCGTATTACTCCTAATTCTACAACTACTTTAGCACAGCCTGTAGAGCAAGATGATGATACTATATACGTAGTTGATGCTAGTGCATTAAGTATTCCTAATTTTTCTGCTAACGTTTGGGGTGTTGTAACTATCAATGGTGAGCGCATTATGTATCGAGAAATTGATTTTGCAGCCAACACTATTAGCAGCCTATTGCGCGGAACAGCCGGCACAGCCGCCGCCACTCACTCGACAGGCGCATATGTATATGATATGAGTCGTGGTAATTTATTATCAGCGGCGTTCCAAGATTACATTGTAGACGTTGCTATATTGGGAGATGGAACAACCACTGTATTTGATGCACCCACTATCTCTCTGGAATTTACTGATGCTACCACATGGGTCCAGGCTTCTACTTATGCTGCGGGAACGGTGGTGGTTGATGCTGGATTTTATTACCGTGCAATAATAGCGGTACCGGCCGAAACTGCTATTACTAATACTACATATTGGCAGACTTTAAGTAGAGCAGTAGAAGTTTATATTGCTGGAATACTCCAAACGTCAGGGTACACTATATCCAGTGAAACTCCGGTCGTTGTGACCTTTGATACTGCGCCTGCTGATGGTTCGGCAGTTACTATCTTAGTACGCCGTGGGGTAACATGGTATGCTCAGGGATCTGACCCTCTTACTGCATCTAATGGCGAGCCATTGCAGACAACTGACACCGTTCCGGCACTCTTTTTGCAGGGAGTAACTTAGGATAAGTATCTGTAGATATAAATCATAATAAATAAACGACGATGAATAATAAACTACCTACTCAGCAGCAACCTACCCCCGAAAAGCGTCCCAATGACACCGGATCGGTATCTGTTGAAGCTTTTTTAAAGATAACAGACCCCAAGACACGCAAAGTATTTGTGGAGCAAAAGGCATAATGAAACAACTTACACATCCTATCATCACCGGACATATCAAGATTACTGATCGAAATACCGGTGAAGTGTTAGAAGATAAAGATAACGCTATTAATTATGAAAATATTAGTATAGCTATGGCCCGAACCCTTGCCAATCAAGGTACTGGTTGGATTTACAAGATGGCGTTTGGTAATGGTGGATCGGCAGTAGATCCAACAGGTGTTATTACATATCTTCCACCAAACGTAGTGGGGCAAAATGCTAGTTTATACAACGAAACGTATACTCAAATAGTAGATCAGAATGCAGCTCTCAATTCAGACCCAGCTAATAATAATATGACTGTGCTTCACACATCTGGTAACCCATATACAGATATATTGGTATCTTGTCTACTGGATTACGGCCAACCGGCAGGGCAACAAGCGTTTGATAATAGTACTAATTTTAACGGTGAATACGTGTTTGATGAGCTGGGTTTGCAATGCCAGAATGGCTCAGCAACCGATTTACGTCTAATTACTCATGTTATTTTTCACCCAGTACAAAAGAGCCTGAATCGTCAAATACAGATAGATTATACTTTGCGAATTCAGACTTTGACGAACCTAAGCGCCGCATAAATATGTATATATTAAACGGCTATAAATACTATACAAGGACGGAGTAATAATATGAGTTATACAATCAATTTAACCAACGGTAATTTATTAGTTACTGTTCCAGACGGTACTATTAATACTACCGCGTGTTCACAGACCCTGGTGGGCAAAAACTATGCTGGCTACGGGCAATTTTTAGATGATAATTTCGTTCATTTATTGGAAAATGCTGCTAATGCTACCCAACCGACCTCCCCTCTAAAAGGACAGCTCTGGTTTAATACAACGACCGAAGTATTACAGGTTTATAACGGCGTAGGGTTTAAATCACTGGGTAGCGCACAAGCAGCATCATCTGCACCATCTAACAATTCTATTGGTGATCTATGGTATGATACTGTAAACGCACAGTTAAATGTCTGGACTGGTTCAGCATGGTTATTGGTTGGGCCAATTTATAATTCCACTACCGGCGTTACTGGGGCAATCCCTGCTACAATTTTAGATAATACATCTTCTTCACATATTGTAGTTCAACTTTATGTAAATAACGTAATTGTTGGGATTATTTCCAAAGATGCAGCATTCACACCACAAACATCAATAACTGGTTTTACTACTGTTCGTCCAGGTATTACTCTCGCGACAGTTACCGGGAGTCAAGTTCCATTATTTCAAGGTACAGCAACTAATGCTCAAGCATTGGGCAACGTATCAGCTAGTTCGTTCATGCGAGCAGACTCAAATACTGCCACATCCGGTAGTATTACTATTAACTCATCTGGCACTCCTGTTGCTCTTATCAACGCAGCTGGGTCTGCTGTTGGGAACATTGGTAGTAGTTCTGTGCCATTCAATACAATATTTGCTACCGCTACTTCAGCCCAATATGCCGACGTAGCAGAGAGATTCGCAGCAGATCAAGAATATGCTCCTGGCACTGTTGTTGAACTAGGTGGATCAGCAGAAATTACAAGATCCAACACCGCATTAAGCGAATCTGTGTTCGGAGTCATAAGTACAAGAGCAGCCTATTTAATGAATGGTGGTGCAGGTAGTGATTTAACTCACCCTCCAGTTGCTATGACAGGTCGTGTTCCGGTTCAGGTCACAGGTGTCGTACAGCGAGGAGATCGTTTAGTGTCAGCTGGCAACGGTGTAGCAAGAGCCGCAGCAGCTGGTGAAGCGACAGCATTCAATGTGATAGGGCGTTCACTCAATGATAAATTAGATTCAGGGTTAGGTACCGTTGAAGCTATTGTCACTATTAAATAAACTATAACAGGAAAAATACAAGAATGACTTATTCAACAGGCGGGTTAATACAGGCAACGGACTATAATGGTTTTGTTTCAGATACAGTTGGCGCTAATATTAACGCTACTATGAATACTACATACGGACAAACAGCATTGTCTACTGTAGCAGCAGCTGGCACAGTAACAGCAACACAATGGTCAACTCTAAACGCAAATATCAGCACAATGGCAAGTCATCAAGGTACTAGTATTACATCTAGAACAAATCCTGTGGCAGGTAACGTAATTTCTGCACTAGCCAACGTTAATGCAGACATTACTAGTTGCTTCACAAATCGTTTTAACGCTGCTTCCCAAGGTTCTCAATATACATCATGGACTGGTACTGCCAGTAAAACGACAGGAACTGGATCCGGCACAGCGGCATGGACTATTACATTTACTAATACAGTTACTTTTGCCAATACAACCGCTGCTAATACTTTTTTTAATTCTGGTGGATTAATTAAAACTCAATTTAGCAAAACTTCAACTGGAACAGCACAAGATACTGAGTGGAATGCTTTTATTGGTAACGTATGTGGTACAATTTATCTGTCTAGTACTGGAGCAAGCAAAACTCTCAGCGGCAATACATATACAGGCACAACTAAGGTTGGTGGTAACGGTATACCAACTACATTAACAACAAGCACAGGATTTGCTCAATTAACATCTTCTCCTGTTACAATTTACAAGCAATTTGATGCGGGTGCGCCATACTCTTCAAATTTTGTACAAGTAAATGCCTCAGTGAGTGGTGCTGTACTAACACTTACTACTCTGTGGTCTGATGCGGGTGACGTAAATGGTGCGGCTATCTCGGGCGGCACAGCAACTACTGGTATTACTTTTGGTACAGCTCCAGCAACCGTAGTTACATATTTTCCTCCTGAAACAACATATCTTGCTAACGTCTGGGGAACCCCAACGGTAGCAGCTTCTGTAGTTTAATCGTTTTGCCAAAGAGGCTTAATGCCTCTTTACTTTTATTCTTTTCTGTAGTATAATAATCATATGGATACTGATAAATTAGTGGCGCATTCGCGTGTTCGGTTTGATCACGCAGCCGCCCGCCGCACCCTTAAAGAAAAATACGAAGCAAAGTTAATCTTTGCATACAATGGTGGAATGTTCAAGGCAGGACCAGAACTTATCTCCATCGTTGGTAGCACTAGCACTGGTCGATCAATCTTGGTACTGTTGGATTTGTACGGTAATCCAGTAAAAGTTGATAAAGCTGAACTTAGATCCATTGCAACAGGACTTTGGCAAGATACCATGGACCAATGGCTTGCTGAATACGACGAGCTCAATAAAAAACGATGACAACTGGTGCATTGATATTTGCATTTAATAATGAACATATAGATTATCTTTCTATGGCTCGGTGGTCAGCAAAAAATATTAACCGTCATTTAGAAATTCCCACTGCCATCGTTACTGATATCCCATTCGATAACGCAGAGTATGAACTATTTGTGCCGGCACAACCAGAAGGAGTTTATTCTAGAAGATTCGCTGATCAGGTTAATGATGTAACATGGTACAATGGTAATCGTGTTGACGCATATGGATTATCGCCGTGGAAACAAACATTAGTATTGGATGCTGATTATGTTGTTGCCAGCGATCAGTTAAAGAAAGTGTTGACAATGGATACAAATTTTGTAGCACACAAAACAGCATACGATGTGGTAAATCAAGATAACTTTGATGAATTAAATAACTTTGGCAACTTTAACATGCCCATGTGGTGGGCTACCGTAATGATGTTCAAGCGCGGCGATGAAGCAGAAATGCTTTTTAACTCAATGAACATGATTAAACAGAATTGGGAGCATTATAGAAATCTATATAAAATTTCACGGTCCATTTACCGTAATGATTTTGCCTTAAGTATAGCACTGGGTATTGTTAACGGGCATACTCTGGACCATATGGATATTCCTTGGGATCTAGCATCTGTAACCCCAGCCCATACCCTATCTAAAACAGCCGAAGATCAATATCGTGTGGATTTTTTAACTCCGGATCAAAAATCACGATACATAACTATGCACAACCAGGATTTTCACGCTATGGGTAAACGGCATTTAGGAGATATCATTGCTAGTGACAGCTGAACACGGATATTTGATTCCTGCAATAGGTGAGATGTATGTTAACTGTGCCAATAAGCTAAAGGATAGTATATTACAGTGGCACCCTACTGCCAATATTACTATCTTAACCGAAGATATGTTGCCGTATGGAAATCTTGGTGGTTATGCTAATGATTGGCAATGTTACGCAGTAAGTCCATACCAACATACTATTAAATTAGAAGCTGATATGTGGTGTGCAGGTCCTATTGATCACTGGTGGGATTTATTATCTACTCGTGATGTAGTTATTAGCCAAGGATGCAGAGATTTTTATGATAACGCAGGTAAATCAAGGTTTTATCGTAAAATATTTGATAATAATGCCCTTCCTGATGTCTACAACGCCATCACATACTGGAAGGTAAGTGATACAGCAGAAGAATTTTTTAAGATAGTGCGTGATATGTTTGAAAATTGGGAAAAGTATAAGCCCTTATTAAAATTTCCTGATGAAGTTGCCACTACTGATGTAGTTTATGCAATGACTGCTGTTGTAATGGGCATGGAGAACGTAATATTACCCGAAGGGTTGGGTCCAACCATTGTTCATATGAAAAAAAATATGATCACCATTACGTCGGACGATTGGAGTAAGGAATTGGTGTACGAAAAAACTAATCCCGGTGTTAGAATTAATACGGTAGCACAATGGGGGCTAGTACACTATTATGTAAAGGAGTTAGCAAATGAGTGATGACACCGATAAAATTAAACACAGCAAACGTCAGCGACAGAAAGAAAATCACATTAATAGACAAATGAGTATTCGTAAAGCTCATTCATTTCCGGATTATGGCACACCTGGTGTAGCGGCGCACGAAAGTCCGCATCGGTATCATAAAGTATCTGGTGTGACCTGCGGTAACTCAAATTGTTTTGCATGTGGTAATCCTCGTAAGTTTTTTGATGAACGAACGATGCAAGAGCAACGTGCCATGCAAGATGTTGAACAAAAACGCAACAAACACAGCAACGGAACATTACCCAATGATGACTGAAGAAGAATTTTGGGCAGCATTACAACCAATGGAAATACGGGCTACATTCTACCGATTATACCATGACGAGCAGGGTTTTCCATTATTTTTTAGCCAGGAAGATTTACCGGGCAATTATATAGATATTGATCAGACTACTTACAATACACCACATACTCATATTAGAGTCATTGATGGTAAGTTAGTAACACTTGATACTAGTAGCGCAATAACAAAATTAACTCCTACAGAGTATGGAGTACCATGTCACCCACAGGATGTAAGTATTGTAGTTGATGAAAAATTACCCAATAAAAAATGGAATTTAGTATGACGACACAAATAGATATTGCAGATTTAGATGTAATTTACCTAACTTACGATGAACCACAGAAAGAAAAGTTTTGGGTTGATATTAAAAATATAGTGCCATGGGCCAAACGTGTCGATGGTGTTGATGGTTCAGATGCGGCACACAAAGCTGCTGCTGCTGCTAGCGAAACAGAAAGATTTATATTAATTGACGGGGATAATATGCCCGAAGAGGATTTCTTTGATCTAACGCTTGAATTTGTAGATTCTGAATGGGAA